GGAAGCCGGTGCCGACCTTCCGGGCGGAGGCCGGCAGTTTCCAGGCTGCGCGCTCAGCCGGCGTGCCGATTTCGCCCACCGCTCGAGGGACGGGCGGCGATCCGGCGTGGGTTCCGCCGACGCCCGGGGCCTCGTAGTAGTCGAAGGCGTGCCGATTGTAGTCGTAGACCGAGTAGCGCATGAGAGTTCAGGCTCGCGCTCCCTTAATCCTCCAGCGCGCCCCCCATGATGACGCGACATACGCACAGAGACGCCAGTTGTGGACGGTGATGAACGACCGCTGCATCACTACCTCCGCCTCTTCATGAAGTGCCACAATAGGAGCGTTCCCACGCCCAGCGTGACCCAGCCGCCGGGCACCGCGTCCGCGAACCCCGACAGCGCGCCGGTCGCCGCGGCGGGCGTTCCACATCCACAGGTCCCGCTGCAGCTGCATCCGCCCATCGCCTCGTAGACCTGGGTGTCCCCCATGGCCTGCATGCGCTGGTTGGACACGCCGATCGGCTCGGGGGCGCCGGGCGCCGGCAGGATGCTGGACCCGTATAGGGTCGGCGTGGACAGCGTCGACTCTTCGAGCGACCCCAGTGACTGGGCGTCCGCCGCCTTGGCCTGAACTGGCGACCCGTGGCCCCAGCGAATGAGCGGGCCCCCGCGGTAGGTGTAGCCGTACGTATGCCTCATGGGCAGGGCTTCCTTTCGCCGAACCCCTGTGCGAGCGACACCGGCACCGCCACCACCGGGAACCACCGCCCGGCCATGCCGTAGATCAGCGCCCAGACGAGCGAACCCGTCCGCTTGTACCCGTGGTAGGTCAGCGCGATGGTCGCGGCCGTGCTCACGCCCTCCGAGGCGACGATGTCGTGGATGCTTGATCTCGGGGGCGCGACCGGCGCCGCATCGCCCATGGGTAGGTACATTACCGCCTCCGTGTGGTTCGCCGCGTGTAGCGCACCGTCTGGTGCACCCTGGGCTTTTTCTTGAGCAGCATGTAACCCAGCCCGCCGGCGACCCCCAGGAGCGCCAGCTTCTCGGTGCCCGACAGCGTGGCCAGCGACCCTAGGATGCCAGCATCCGGTGCCACCACCGTGGCTCCGCTCTTGGTCGTGATGCTGGGCGGCGACAGCGAGGGCGAGGCGCCCACCGTGGCCGGTGCACCCAGCGCGTCGGCGAACACCTGGATCTGCTGCCCCAGCACGTCGACATCCGCGGAGATGTTGATGCAGGTGGAGGCATCCCCCATGATCTGGCCGCGCGGCGCTGCAGCCTGGACCTTCTTGAACAGCGCCATCGTCGCGGGCCCAACGGCCCCATCGGCGGCGATCTTGGAGAACCCCTTGGCCTGCGCGACGCGGTTGAGCTGCGCCTGAAACGCGCGCACGGTCGCCAGCGCCGGGAAGTTCATGGGCTTGCATACGCCGCTGACCACGGTGAAGTCGGCGGCGCTGGTCGTGGTTCCCGTCGCCGTCTGGTTCACGTTGTCGGAGGCGGGCGCGGCATCCGCGGTGACCGCGCTCGTGCCGGTCATGAAGTCGACTAGGCCCGTGTTGTCGCCCGACCAGAACGGGTTCGAATCGGTCATGAAGTCGCCCATCCCGGGTCGCCTCCTCACGAGGTAGGTCATCGCGCGCTCCTTGGCTTGGTGAAGTGACGGTAGAGCAGGTAGAACGCCACGCCGTAGGTGACGATACCGCCGGGGACGTCGGGCAGGAAGTCCAAGGGGCCGCTGACCGCCGCTGGCATAGGCGCGGCGGACCGGGCGGGCGGGGGCGGCGAGAGGCTCATCCCGCGGTCGCGAGCACCCAGGACCGCCTGGATGTTCTGGGCCCACGACATCCGCTCCCAGTCGGGTCCAGCGATCTGCAGCAGCGCCGCAGCGGTCGGCGCATCCAGGTAGCCACTGTTGGCCACGTCGGTCGCCCCCATTTGGTAGAGCTGCTGCTGGACGTGGCGGACCATGTTGATGACCATCGGCGTTTTGGGGTCCGTGGTCGCGGGCGCAATCATCAGGTACGGGATCGCCTGCGTGGCGTTGTGCTGCCCCATGCCGATGGCGCTCAGGAGATCGCGAGAAGTCTGCTTCATGGCGTTGCCCTCCTGGGCTTGGTTAGCAGCGCCGCCACGACGACCGCGCCACCCCCCAGCACCCACGGCCAGACGGAGCGCTTTGCAGCCACCACGGGTGGCGGTGGTGGCGGCTGCCCGCATTGCGACGCTGCCAGAGCGACGCCAGCGGTGCCGGCCTGCGGCGGGATTCCGTACGCCGCAGCCGCAGCCCCGGCGGCTGCGCCAGCTGCGGGGTTGCCGAGGACGTCGCAGGCGAGATTCCCCAGGATCGGCGCGATGCCCGCCGTCACCGAGGCGATGGCCTGCAGGGCGGTCAGGGGGTTGATCAGGATCATCGGATTCCAGAGAGCGCCGAAAATGTTCGGATCGGGGACCGACGAGAGCCAGACCTTGAGCACGAGCGGATTGGCCTTGGACCAGTCTCCCCTGGTGAGATCCATCGGCGCCAGTGACACCGCCAGTGCCATGTTGGCGCCCGTCTTGATGTGGGTCGTCCTGGCCATGGGCGCGCCGCCGGTTTTCAGGTTCCAGAGCGTGTGAAGTCGGACCGGCGTACCCGGCTGGATGCCCATCGCATCGAACCACATCTTGGCGTCGTCTGCTTGGCCCTGCGAGAGATTGCCGTTGCCATCGAACATGTAGCTCGACGCTTGGCGGTTGCCGGCCATATCGACATACGTCGTCGGAGTGTCGCCGTTGCCGCTTGAGTCCTTGGCCTCGGTCAGTCGCGCCTTCAGCCACGCCAGCACCTCGGGGATCATGGGCCGGACGTAGGCGAGCTGGGGGGTCGCCGGGAGATCCCCGGGGGTCAAGTACATGATGTCCGGTGGCGCAGCCCGGTTCGCGATGGTCGCGGAGGGGGCCCCGATGCCCCACACGCGGGGCTTGAAGGTGCTCGAGTTGAACCCAAACGGACCGACGAACCAGTCATAGCCAGCCCCGTGGTCTCTCACTTCGGTCGTCCCGGTCGCCGCGATGGTGGCGGCCGTGATGGCTCCAGGCGGCGGCGTCAAGCAGAACGCCTGCACAGGTTGCCCCGCCGCCGCCTTCGCCCAGTGGCCGGGGATGGCTTGGCCGTTCACTGTGGCTCCATAGATCCACGTGTATCCGGCGGGCGCCGCCTGACATCCGGCGGTGTCATCCCCCATCGCTCCCAGAAAGGCTGCACAGCCATAGCACCCCAGGCCCAGGAGCGAGTTGGCCTGGGGCGCCGTACGTCGGAGGCCCGTCGCGATGATCTCGGCCGTGATGCCAGTGGAAAGTGCGCGTGCCAGCGCCAGCGGAAAGGCGTTGGCCGGGGGGATCTTCTGCTGCTGCACGTAGCGGTTGAAGATGTCCGTGGTCCGGGTCCACAGGCTCTTGTCGACGGAATCCAGGAAGGCTCGCATCGCCTTCTGGCGCTGGGGCTGGGGAACAGTCTGAAACCTCGAGATGATGAGTTGCGCCGCCTTCTGGCCGTAGGTGTCGAACGGCTCGCCCATCGGCGCGTCGTCGCCCATGCCCGCTGGTTGCATGGTGATCTGCTGGCCGCCGCCGGGAAGCGGGATCACGCCGGTGACGGTCGGTCGCTTGTTCAGCCAGTGCGGAACCTTGCCGCCGTTGTACGTGCCGCGCGGTTGCCAGAACGTGGTGAACGCGCCCTGGCCAGTGCCCTCGTCCTTGATGTACTGCGGGACGTTGTAACCGGCCGTCCCGTCGGTCGAGTCGTCGTACGTGCCGCGCGGCATCTGCTTGGTGACGAACGCGCGGCGCTGCAGGCCCTCGTCGCGGACGTTCTTGGGGAGCGCGAACCCTGCATCCCAGGCTGGTGGAAGGTTGTAGGCCATCTTGATTCCTTGGGTTAGGCCGCGACCGGCCAGACGGAGGCATCGACGATACGGCGTAGCATCTGTGGGGTCTTCTCGGCGGCGACCGGATCCAGCACGATGCGGGTCCGATTCCGGGGCTCGAGCGCCCGGGTGAACACATGGCTGTGCTGGATGCGCCCATCGTAGTACATGCGCTTGAAGGCGCAGGTGATGAAGTCTGGCTGGCCCCCTACTGAGAGGATCGCTGCGGCGAGCCACAGGGCTCCATCGTCGCAATCAATCGAGGGCCGGTGGCCGGCCAGGATCTGGCGGCTGATGATGTAGGGTGCCCGGACGAGCTCGGTGCGCCGGGGGTCGCGCATGTAGCGCGTCCGCTGGAGCAGGCAGTAGTAGAGCGCCATATACTCGGAGCAGTAGTCCTTCGAGTCGAGGCCCTCACACACCGCCTCGGCAAGCTGGCGTGTCTCGAAGTGGCTGGCGTCGTCGAGCGCCGCCTGACGCATCACGCTGATCGTCTGCGGTGCCCCGAGGTAGCCACAAAGACTGGTGGGTGGCTCATCCGGCATCCAGAACAGGCGCGATCCACCGTACCCCAGGCCGGATATCGGCTGGAGCGGCGAGACCGTCAGGCTATGGGGGGCTCGGTGCAAGCATTGCCTTCACCCGGAAAAGATGAGAGGCGACCCGCCGATTCTACTCGATATCGAGAGATTCCGGCGTGGAATCAGCGTTGTCCGCGTCCGGCCTCCATTCCACCGCTTTGATAGCGCGGGGCCGTCCCAGGGCCGTCCCAATGCATGCTTACGCTGCCATTCCCTCTCGTTCGCGGATCCTCCGACAGTTCCTCCAGTGTGAGGGCAGGGCCATTCTGCGCGAGCTTCAGCTTCGTGAGATCGCCATTCCAGAGGCACTCGATGTTGCACGCGCCGAGAGGCCAGGGTTCGTCGAATACGACCTTCCACCCGATACCTGGAATGTCCACAAACACCTGCAGGCGACCGCCAGCATGAGCATGCCCCCTGCGTGCCCAGATCCGATGCGAGCGCGCTGGTGCCTCGGTCACGATCCCCCGGTCGGGCACATCATCGTCCGAGTAGGTCCACTCGTCTGGGGCCGTTTGCTTCCATCCGTTCCGCCGCATCAGGTACTCGGATATCGGCTTGTAGACCGTGAACACGAACGCCCAGAGCGTGATTCCAGCGAGCAGCGCGGCGAGGTAGACATCCAGGAAACTTTCCGCTGTCATGTCACTCTCCGATGAGGGCTGCCCCGACCTTGCGTAACCAGTTGCGCCCCCCCTGCGTTGCCAGGGGCGAGGTGCCCGGCAACTTTGCCACCTTCTGCATGAACAGGTCAACGCCCGCCACCTGCTCGGTGTGGTGCTGGCGGATCCATGCCAGGATGTCGGGCGGAATCATAGCCTTGGCGGACTGGGCCACGATGTTGGGGTCTTCGTCTCGACCGAACGCCGCCTCGAGTTGGGAGATGATGAGCTTGATGGTGGGATCCTCGATCTTGGGGATCTCGATGGTCTCGCCAGCGTCCGTGGTCACCACCTTGGGCTTGGGCTTGACCGGGACGAGCCTGTTGCCGACCTGCATCAGGCGCTCCCCGTTCGGCGCCGCGACCACCCGCGGTCGCTGTTGCTGGGCCTGCGCCGTGGCGCGACCCTGGACTTGCTGCGGTTGCTGCTGCGCCGCCGACCGGCTGGCAACGATGGCGCCGATGCCTTCGATGGCCGCCGGGACCATCGCGATGGCCTCCTTGATGGTCGACCCGTCCCCGTCCCCGTCACCGCCCAGCGCCTCCTTGAGCACGTTCATGTCCTTTATCTGCTCGATCACGGACTTGTCCTTGCGCTCGCGGAGTTCCTTGTTCTCGGCGCGCAACGCGGCGAGCTCGGCGTCCATGCGGCGGAGCTCGGCGTTGAGCGTCGTGACGGTGACATCCTTTGTGGTCGAGGTCGCCGTCGCAGCCACTTGGTGCGCGGTGTTTAAGGCGGCAATCTCGCGCTCATAGCTGGCCTTCATGTTCGCCAGCATGAGCTCGTGGCTCTGCTGCATCTGCTTCATGGAGCGGTCGTGGCGATCCTCAAGCAGACGGATCTCCTGCTGGTGGCCCTCCTTGAGCATGCGGATCTCGCTGTCGTGCTGCGTGCGGAGCGCGGTGACGCGCGCCGAGTCGCCATCGATCAGCTTGTCGAGCATCCGGTCCCGGAACGGATCCTCGGGCGGCTTCTGGTTGCGCGCGGCTGAGAGTTCGGCGCGGAGATCCGCCATCTCCTTGGCTTGGGTGCGCTGCGACTCCCTCATCTGCTCGACCAGCATCGCCATGGCCGGGTCGATCCCCTTGGGCTCGTGCGCTCCCTGCTTGCTGACCATGCGCTCCATCATATCGAGCGCGTGCTGGACGACGGTGCCGCTCTCACCGTGGTTCGGGGGTGCTTGCGGGGGCGGTTGCGGCGCGTTCGAAGGAAGTCGGTCGGTCCTGGGCTCGCCAGCGATCTCGATCGTCCGGTGGAGCCCCTTCTCGTACTGAAAGCTTCCATCGGCGCCCTGCCTCGTCACCCGCAGCGCGAAGGTGCCGCCGCCGTACTCGCGCGCGATGAACGCCTCGTCGATGGTGTGGTCGAAGGTGCCAAGGTAGCCCTTCACCTTGACGTTGTCGTTCTTGCGGATGTCCCAGCAGGTGGCCGGCTCGGTCCGCCGGAGTTGAACTTTGAATGCTCCCTGGGTGCCGATGGTCTCGAGCCAGGCCTTGAGCGACTGCTCCTCCTCATCGCGGATCTTCCGCATCGTCGGGGAGAGTTTCTCGCGCTGTGGCTCGGTCTTCTTGGACGCCTCCTCCGCGACCGCCGCTGGCTCCTTGGGCGCATCATCCGTGGACGCCGCCGCTGGCTGGTCGGGCTCCGCATCCGCATCTTCCGCGGTCGCGGCGACGCCTGCGCGGCCCTTCATGCTTTCCCTCCCGCCGGTAGGGCAGGAGATTCGACGGCCGGAGTCTCATCCGGCTCGGGCTCCGCGTCGGGGTCCGGGATCGTGATGTCCTCGAGCACCTCCGCGCCCTGCTCAGCAAGATCGCGCCACTCCTTGATGAGCAACGCGATCCGCTTGCCGTCTCCGGTCTTCGCGGCCAACTCTTCGAGTTCCTTGGCCAGGGTTGTCCCGCTCGTGATGAGCGCCATGAACAACGCTGCATTCTCTTCGTGCAGCACCTCCTGGCCGTGGACGACGAGATCTTCGATGGACCCGTCCATCTCCTCCATCTCGGTTATAGCGGACTCGATGAAGGGTAGAAGGTTGTTCTTCAGGTAGGCCGACATCTCGGCCGCTGTCACGAGCGGGCCGGTCGGCAGCGCGCTGGTGACATCCTTCAGATCTTGCTTCAGTTGCTCGATGCTCATGGAGTCTCCTTGGGCCGGGAGGCCCGGCATGTCGCACAGACTCGGTTACCGGGCGATTCCTCGCCGCACTCGCACCTATAGATGAGGCTCTCTGGATGCAACCTGTCGACATGGTCACGGGGCGGGATATCCATCGACGCGCGTGAGCGGGGCTGCAGACTGACGCCATTGCAGGAGCGGCATCGCATCTGGTCGTCGAGCTCGTGCTTCTCAAACTTCTGGCCGCACACTTGGCAGGCGATGGTCGGCGTGTCGGCCATGGACTGGGCGATCAGCCGCTCGGCCTCCGCTGCCTCGGACTGCTCAGCCGCGCGCGCGGCTTCCCATGCGCCCACCCGGGCGCGATAATCGGCCCCGGCTTCGCGCTGCCAGAACAGGAAGATGCGATCCTCTTTGGTCGACGCCTCCAACTCGTGGCCATGCGAATCCCGAAACACACCACCAGGATCCCACCTGTTGCACTCCACCACCGGAAGCGCCCCCAGGGGCATCTCGATCCCCGTGTCTGGGTAGCAGTAGTGATGGGTCTGGACGTGGAACGCAGCTGGTGCGCGGTAGAGAACACCCTGGGCGCACTCCGGGCATGGGGTCCGCGGGGAATCCTCGCGCGTGTGGTTGTAGGCTGGCGCGATGGGGAGCCGAACGGCGCCCGGGGTCGCCGCATCCACCTGGACCACGAGCCGGTGGTAGCGCCGGCAGGGTCCGGCCTGGCAGAGCGAGGGTCTTACGGGCGGATCGGCGCGCTGAGGTGGAATCTGGGGCGCCCCATCGGGCCCGATGGGCGGTAGCGGAGCCACCTCGAACCCGTCTTGGAGCTCGGAGTGGGGGTCTTGGGTCTTCATTCGGGCATCATGCGCGCTCCCGTGGGGTTCCGGTGGACTCGAGGTGGGATTTCGGAGCGCTTTCGAGGCAGGTCGATCTGGGGTCTGCAGCCCATGGTCACTGGCCTAGGGGTTGCTTGACCCCATTCCGGAGCCCAAATCCGGAGCGAGAACCCTCTCAAGTGCCTGTCAGGAGGCACTCCGGAGTGGTTAAAATCGACCAGATCCGACACCCCAGTTGTCAGGGTTTCGACACTTTTCACCACTCCGGAGTGGGTCCGAGCGCCTAGGCCCGCTGGGGGCCTCCGGAGTGGCCTGACTTTCCGCTGGCAAGGTCCCTGCAGTACCTCTTTCCGACCCGGCGATTCCCGTCGGGGACCTGACACCCTCTTGGAGGGTAGGAAGGCTAGGCCCATGGGGCGTGGCATTGACTACAGCGGTCCGCTCGGTACCTGCAACCGCGACCCGGACACGGGGATCCGCTACGGCGTGATCCCGCTCGGTGCGCTTGGGGAATTCGCACATGAATCCTTCGAGCCGCACTACGACGCTACGTGCGGGCACTGCGGCGAGGACTGGCCGGAAGATCTCGACACTCCAGCGAATTGCCCTGCGTGCGGGAATCACGTGCGCGACGGCGAGCAGTTCGGCGACGAACCTAGCTCGCAGATCTGCGACGAACCTAGCTCGCAGATCTGCGACGAACCTAGCTCGCAGATCTGCGACGAGCATGGCTACAAGGCTCACCTCGACTCGTCCGGTGACGCGTGGTTCACGCTCTCACCGTACTACACGCGCGCAGCGTTCTGCTCGCCTTGTGCGCCGGGCGCGTGCTATCTGACCTCACCGTGCGAGGACGGCGAGCGCGCCTACTGTCCGGGCCCGGACTGGTTTGACGAGGACAACCCCGCACCGTTTCCGATCTACAGCGTCGCCACAGGCGAGCGCGTCACGTCCGAGGTGGCATAGCCATGCAGATCCAGCTCTGCGAGGACTGCATGCACGTGGCGCTCGGCGACGATTGGACGATCGTCGACCAGAACACGGCGCAACGCGTCGAGCACTGGCAGACGGAGCACGCGGAGTGCGACATCGCCGTCGTGGAAATGCTTCCGACGTTGTTCCCGGGCTGGAAATTCCACCGCGTCATGGTCCACGCCGGGAGCGACTGGCAGGAGAGCACGCGCGACCAGATCGTGGCGTGGAAACTGGCGCATTGCCAGCCGATCTCCATGGCGCCCGACCTCGGAGACTTCCGGGCTAAGCTCCTCGCGGTTGCTGAGAGCGGCAAGCTACCGGAGCGTGCAGCGTGACTGCCGCCGAGTGGTACGCGCAGCACGCTCCCGGATGGGTGCGGAGTCGTGCGGCGCGCGAATATGACGAGCATGCGACCAAGCCGTGGGTTGTCCTGGCGTATCGTCGCAATGTGCGCAACGTACGCGATATGGCCATCGTTGCAGGGTACAATCGCTGGTCGGGACAGGAGATTAGTTGGATCGTTCCGTCTTTCGATGACGATCGGTACGACACGAGCGAAGCGGTCGAGGTTACCTGAAGATGCAGGCGCTCATCGCGGCTCGTTCCAGCGGAGTGATCGTGGTCGGATGCGGTGTCGGCACTGGCGTGTACGTGCTTGTGCTTGCCCGTCGCCGCGTGAGCTACACGGCGCACGGGTTCACCGGCCACCGAATCCAGCGCATGTTCCTCACCCGTCGCCACTCCACCCGGTTGTCGCCACCAGCCCTGATTCTGGCGCGGCGCGCTAGGCACAGCGCACCCACACGCTACGCCATGTCGGATGTCGAGTTCTCGGAGTCGCGCCGCCCGGGGCATGGCTGGACACTGGCAAGCGCGGCGCTGATCCTGCTCGTGGTAGTGCTGGCGTGCTGCGCCAGCCATGTGCGACTCTGGTAGTACGGCGCGGTTTCCGTCGATCCTGTCAGGCATGACGCTGGCAAGATGGACAGACATCGCGACTCGCAACCCTGAAACCTCTTGGAGGTACCCATGCGCAAGCACACCTACATCGCAGCCGTCTGGCAACGCAACATCGCGGCCGGTCGTGGCGCCTACCGCAGAATCGGTGCGGTTCACAACCTCGGATCCGACCTCAAGCACGCGCGCGAGCGGGCCCGGAACATGCTCCCCGTCCCTTTCGTGGAAGGAACCTCGTGGACATGGGAGCGTGACCTGGGACATGCCCCCTATGCCGTGATCGAGCGCCGTGAGGAGCGGCGGCTCCCCAGCGGGCGGATCGCCCATGTCATCGTGGGGCGGCGTGAGTATGTGGAGCCCGAGGTGCGGATCGTACCGTCGGTCGGCGAGCTCGGGTGGACCCCATGAGCGAGCCCTCGCGAGTGTACGACGGTCGCTGTAAGCACTGCTACCACGACCACTCCCACACGGCGACGGAGCACGACGCATCGGTAGCTTCCTACCTGGACACAGAGAAGACTCTCCACGAAGCGGCGGCGGGCGCCAAGTGTCACGAGGACGAGCATGGGTTCTGTCTCACGTGTGGCGTGGAGATGACACTGTGCAATGTGTGCAACGGGATCGGCTACCACCGCGAGGGATGCGCGCTGATCGGAGGGGATGCCCTGTGATCTCGCTCGCTGGAACCACTCCACCGCGACCGGCCAAACCGCGCCGCTCCTACTACCGCTGCGGGGACTGCCTGACTTCCCAGGTTGTGGAGGGTGCGCTTCCGGTCGGCACGACGTGCGCGTGCGGTGGGAAGATCTCCTACATCGGTGTCGTGCGGCGGCATCGTGTGGTGAGGTTGGAAGATCACGCCGTGTGCGATGGCCGGTGCACGGGCGCGACGGGCCCGAGTTGTGACTGCCAGTGTGGCGGTGAACACCACGGCAGTGGACGTGTGGTCACAGTGCAAACCGCCGATCTGGGCGCGGTGCGCCAGCGTGGGCCTTCGAGGAGCGAACTGCTGGATTGTATGTCCGAGATCGTGGCGCCTACATGGCCTGTCTGCACGTGCACAATCAGAGGGCGCGCGCGGTTCACCTGAAGTCACACGCTGGCAGGCTCCGTGCACTAGCAGCGCTCACCAACTACATACGCAAGCTGTAGCTTGCCGCTGTCCAGCTAGCGCCGATCCCGCCATCGGTGCGGCGATACAGACGTCAACCAATCAAGGCCCCTTGGGGGCAAGGAGTATAACCATGGGTTCCGGCATGCTGCTCGAGATCGAGGGAGCGCTTCCCTGCTACAGCGACACGCTCCGTGTGAGTGGTAGCGGGTGGCGCTCGGATCTGGTCATGCTGAGTATGTTCGGTCCGCGCAATGCCGTACGTGCTGCGTGGGCCAATCTCTCTAAGTCATCCGGTCGGCGCGGACGTTGCGGATCGATAACCGTCGGCGGTAGCAATGTCGGCATGAGCGAAAGCGTTAGCTATCTGACGGTGAGCGCGCCGCTCGAGCGTGGGATGTTGCACACCGTGATCTTTCATCCGATGTTCAGTCACAATGCGCCGGATGTGGGTTGGTTCTACCAGACCGGACCCAACGCAGATCGCCGGTACTTCACCAGGCTCGCCCGCTGGTGTCCCGTGCCGCTTCGCGTCGCATGGCGTTCATCCCTGTGGGATCTCGGGCGCAAGCATGGCGCGATCGTTCAAGCGTCCGGTCACGGTCGCGAGGCGTGGAAGGTTTCCACCGTGACCGACACGTGGGAGCCTATCGTGCGCGAGGCCCTGCTCGCAGGGGAGTTGCAGTAATGGCGCGCTTGGAAGCGATCGCGCGGGCCCTGTACTATCCGAGCCCTGATCGCGTCGTGGGGATCATCGGCGACACCGTGCGGCTTGACGACTCCGAGGGTGCGGCATTACTCGATCCGTGCGCGGGCGAGGGCGCTGCAGCCGCAGCGCTGGCGCGGCGCTGGAACGTGCTGTCGTATGGCGTTGAGCTACACAAGGGGCGCGCGGAGGCCTCTGCACGCGTGCTCACATGGGCACAGCAGGGTTCCTATCACCAGCTTACCGCCATCTCAGAGGCGGGCGAACCGCTGGCCAGCGAAGGGCACTACCCCGCTGCGGGCGCGCGACCTTTCGGGATCCTATTTCTGAATCCTCCCTACGATGATGGCACCGACGAGACGGGCGCCGACATGCGACAGGAAGTCGAGTTCCTGCGCGCAACAACGCCTTTTCTGGCACCGGGCGGACTGCTCGTGTTCATACCACCGCGCAAGATATTGAAGATCGAGGCCTTCCGCGAGTTCATGCAACGGAACTACATCGATATCCGCGCCTACGCGTTTCCGGCGCCCGAGGTCGAAGCGTTTGATCAGGTCGTGGTGCTCGCGCGCCGGGGGAGTAGCGGAGGCTACTGCTACAGCGATGTCTCGGCACTCGAAGACGTCGGGGCCTTGCCGTCCCTCGATACGGCCGAACCCTACGAGATCAGCGTACCCGTTGCGACCGCGCGCGTTGCGCTGGTGGGGCGGGCGCCTGAGAGTTACCAACCGCTCGAGAATGAGGGCGCATGGCTGGCGCAGCAATGGGACGCCCACACGGGCGAGGGTGCTGCACATAGCCTCGCTCCGCTGGTCGCGCCGCGACCGGGTCACCAAGCGATGCTCCTCGCTGCGGGCGCGCTCAATGGCCTCGAACTGTCCGACGGCGATGCGCGCCTACTCGTCAAGGGAGGGAGTCGCAAGGTCACCGCGGTGATCGAGGGCGAGGGCGAGACGATTCACCGTGAACGCATCGCGTCTTACCTGTCCGTACTGGACCTATCGACCGGAATCCTTGACTCATGGCAAGTCGAGGACGATCAAACGAAAACCGGCGATTGGTTCAAGTTGCATGGCGAAGCTCTTGCCAGTGGAATCCTGGCGGCACATTCGCCGCAATTCCGCCCCTCTGACCTGGACGCGTACGATCTAGCCGGCCTGCGCGCACCTGGCATCCTACCCGGACGCAGCGAGCCGGAGATCCTGCAGGTTCAACGCGAGGCGTCCGCGGCCGTTGTGCACCGATGGTACGGCGGACCCACGCCAAGCCGTCGCCGTCGCGGTCACAAGGCTGTGATCCTGTGCGGAGAGATGGGCACCGGGAAAACCACGATGGCGATCGTGGCCTCGGAACTCGCGCGGGCGGATAAGGTTGTCGTGGTGTGCCCTACGCACCTTGTACCCAAATGGGCGAGGGAGATCGAGATCATCACAGGTCGGCCCGGATCGGCCATGATCGCCAAGCGGCTCGCCGACATCGACACATTCTTTGCGGCGTCGAACTCGGCGACCTACTTGGTTTTGAGCAAGGAGACCGCGAAGCTCGGCGCGAGATGGGAGACCGCGTGTGCGACCGGGAGCAAGGTCGTAACGCGCGAAGTGAAGCGCGCGGAGGACTGGTCAAGCCGCACGATCAGCGAGATGGTCAGTGAGCGCCGCAAGTTCGATGCTTGCCCGGCATGCGGCGCCGAGGTCACGCTTGATCCTAAGGTGCAGTCGAAGTGCGCTGGCTGCTCGGAACCGCTGTACCAGTTCACACCAATCACCGCCAAGGGCACCAAACGGTGGCCGCTCGCAGCCTACCTGCACCATCGTTACGCGCGCCGCTATGTGCTGGTAGTCGACGAAGCACACCAGCATGCAAAGGGGGAGACAGACCAGGCGCGCGCGGTGCATCAACTCATGACCGGCGCACGGAAAATCCTCGTGATGACCGGAACCCTCTACGGCGGACGCGCATCGTCTATCTTCCATCTACTCTATCGACTGGATCCCGCGTTCCGCGCAGCCTACAAGGCCACCGATTGCGCGACCTTCGTCCAGCATCACGGACTATTCGAGACGATCCACAAAGAGGATGAGCGCACTTCCACGTTCGGTTACCGCAAGGGAAACACTGGCGGCCGGATCCGGGAAATCCCCGGCATGTCCCCTGCCATGATTCCACTCTTACTACCGTACACGGTATTTGTGAAGCTCCGCGACCTACGTCTTGAGCTTCCCGAATACACAGAGGAGGTCCTCCTCGTCGAGCCTGACGCCGGGGTGCTTGCGGCTGTGTCGAGATTCCAGGGCGAGCTACGCGCCCTGATACGGGAACATCCCAGGGCGCTCGGCGCCTACCTGCAGGCATGCCTAGGATGGCCGGATCGCCCCGACCAGCGCGAAGACATCTACGATATCGATGAGGATGGCGAGCGCACGGAAGTCCTGGCGTCTGTGGACGCAATCGAAGGTGACCTCTGGCCCAAAGATGAGGCCTTGATCGACTTGGTGCACAAGGAGCACGCCAAGGAGCGCAAGGTGCTCGTGTTTTTTACGCAAACGCATCGCCGTGACGCGCGCCCGCGCGTCCGCGCCGCTCTAGAGGCCGCCGGGCTGCGTGTCGTCATCCTCGACTCGAACGTCGAACCGGAAAAGCGCGAGGAGTGGATGCGCGCTCAGGTCCGGGCGGGTTTTGACGTCATGTTCACGAATGGTCGGCTTGTGGAGACCGGGCTGGATCTGATGTTCGCGAACACGATCGTGCAGTACGGGATCGAATACTCGATCAACACGCTGCGCCAGTCGATCCGCCGCAGCTGGAGGCTGGGCCAGGACAAGCCGGTCCGGGTCGTCTTCATGGGCTACCGCGGCACAATGCAGGCCACGGCGATCGATTTGATTGCGCGCAAGATGCGGGCGGCCGAGTTGGTTGACGGTGATATGGCCGGGGGGCTCGCCCAGTTCGACGCGGGCGGGGGCAACTTCCTGCTCGAGCTCGCGCACGAGGTACTGCAGCCCGCTCCGCCTCCTCCGCTACCACCAGCGCCGCGTCCACTGGCTCAGCCCGAAACGCCCCCCGAGCGGTTTCAATCTGCTGAGAGCCGCCCCGGATCCCGTGGCGCCGGATCCCCCAGCGCCTACCGCGAGGCGATGGCCAAGCGCGCCGCTCGGTTCCGGACCTACCACCGGCGCAGTCTCGCGGCCTAAGGCATCCTCTGGCGGCATGTGGTTCTACACACGTGCTTCTGTGGGACTGCCTTCAGACTTCGACCACCCAAAGGAGATAGATATGACCAGGACGACGCTCAAGTACGCGCAGATTCGCACCCTTCGCACCCGTGGTCCCGTCGAGCAGGAGCCTGACCGAGAGGTTGACGGCTTGCTCCTCGTGGGCGACCGGGCGGCGCTGGCGTTCGAGGATCGCCACTCGGCCGCTGGCTGCGACGCTGTCACGATCTACCCGGCATTCACGGGGGCTGAGCCGTTTCAGTGCTGGCTCGTTCACAGACGCTGGCACGCCGCGCACGGCTACAGCGCGAGCGGGGTGCAGGAGCAGGTGATCTCGTTCACCGAGGGTGTGCAGATCTTCCTGGAGCGCGGAGTGTTCGCGCTCGCGCCCCCCGCGCCCCCCGAGGTTCCTGCCGACACCGACGCCAGTGTGACCGCTCCGCCGACCTACGCCATCCTTAGCGACGATGGCGGCTACCGCGTGATCCAGCGAACCAACACGACCAGCACGACCCTTATCGTCGGCCCCGGCGGGCGCCGCATCGGCGGACACCCGATCTGGGAGCGAGCGGGCAAACTCATGCACGCCGGACACTCCTATCCGACGTCGCAAGGGGCATCGGCGGAGATCGACGAGATCCTTAACGACGGCTGAATCGCTGGAGTGTCCTTCGGCGACACGTGGCCCTTCGCTACGTGTCTTCGCGGGACCGCTCAAGTATGGAGACCACATGACCGCTACCCACCGCTACCACGCCGACATTACGCTCCAGGTACGCCTGATGGTCGAGTCCAGCGACATGGATTCCGCTACCGAGCAAGCCAGGCGGGCTGCGCTGCGCCGCCCCGGGGTTCGCCCCGAGCATGTCACCTCAGTCCACATCACCCCGCTGACCGCACTCGAGCAGCAGGAGCTCAGGAACCGGGATCACTTGCAGGAGCACGCTGCGCTGAGAGATCGGGGCAACTCCGACCAGCGCGCCCGGTGGATTGCTTGTCTTTTGCCTGATGAGGAGCTCCTGGGCATCGCGCGAACCGAACTGTTCCGGCCGTTCGGCCTACTCACCAAGCGCCGGCAGATGGTGTTCGCGGACATTCCCCACCCGGTCGACGTCCGGGGAGTCTGGACATGCCTGCAGGGGACCGCGATCGGTGGAGCCACGAAGGCGCTCGCCGACCTGGTGACATGGGAGACCGCGACCAACCCACGCCTCACGGCCCCCGAGTACCGCACGCTCCTCCGAATCCAGGAGGCGACCGCTGAGATTCAGCGGCACCCCTGGATGCAGGGCGCCAGCCGGGAGACGGTGTCCGTCGAGGTGCGCGAGCACCGGGGCGCTTGCAAAAAGTGCGGGGGTATGACCTTCGAGCGGTCGGCCCTGGTGACCGTGCAGTGGGCGAGGCGGAACCTTAGCAGGGAGTACGTGCTGTGACACGCTGGACCATCCGCGAGAACTGGTCAGATGGGCGACGGGTGACATGGCCGAAGTGCCGAGCTCTCTTGTTTGATGACCGATGGGAAGCGCAGTCCTGGGCTGACCGAGCCAATCGAGCCAATCAACGGGGTTGCCGTCAGGACGTCGTGTTCGATGTCGCCCCCGTGGAGGTGGAGGCGTCGATCTTGTCGGACGGGTAGCCGCCGCCTCACTTCGCTCCACCTTTCCGCCGTCACGTTCGTTCTACGCTTCCACACCGAGGTCGTTATGCGTACCCGAGCCGTTGAGATCCCTGTCCTGTCTTACGATGATGACGATACTGTCGTTGTCGACGATCCAGACCTGGAGGCAACCGCTGTCCAGTCCAACACCATGGTCGGCATCCCGGTCCAGATCGAACGTGAACAGACCCTGGATCTGGACACGACGCTGCGGCATCCGGCCGAGTCGCACTACTTCGTGCTGGCCGGATTCACGGTGGGCGCCGACACCGACATCATCGCGGACTCGATCGCGGAGTGCGTTGACCCCGCCGGCCGCGTTGACTGGGTGATCGGCCCGACATGGCTCGCCCGCGATTGCCACTGGCATGTGGTCGTCAACCTGTCTGACCCGGATGTGCCGCCGGATAAGCGGATCGCCGCGTGGCGACCCATCAGGGATCGGTGAGACCCCATGAGCACGATCACGACGATCTGGGAGTTGGTCATACCAAGCGAAGTCACCGAGCTAGTCGCCCAGGCTGAGCTCGGCCGGGCCACATGGGAGGCCGTCGCCGTACTCGAGAAGGCTCACATGGGCCTGGTGACCTACTCCACCTATAGACGCCTGACCCCTATCGAGCGGAGCCGAATCGGTGGGATGAATCAGACCACGGCACGCCAACGACTTGGAATCGGAAGCCAGATCGGGCGAGCGTCAGGATCTGCTGCCGCTATACTCAGCCCGGCGGATCTTACCGAAGCAATCCTTCGCGAAGAGCGCCAACGAACGCTTCTGCTGCCGCCGGACGTCGCGTCTCGGATGGTGCTTGATTGCGACACGGTGCTGTACCGCGATGGCACGGACGCGGAGATCCGCGCGGCGGCCGGTCGCATATGTTTCGCGATCAACAAACGAGGCAACCAATGAGCGGGTACTGGACGTTCCTGCGCGCCATCCTGTGGCCGCTCGCTGGCATCCTGGGTGATCTGGGTGATACAGTGCTGGTCTGGATGGGGTTCAAGTATTGGCCGGGGACCGGCCCGGCCCGGTGGCAGAGCGACCGTCCCAAGCCCGATCCGCAAGCCAGCGCGTGGCAGCGGCACCTCAACCAAGGAGATCGACGTGACAAAGCAGAAGATCGTGCCCGGTAGGTCAGTAGACCATCCGCGGCCAGGAATGAACCGGCGCAACTTCGCGGCGCCGCTCGATCTGTCCATGACCAGCGACCGGCCCTGCATCAGCGAGCGGGGGCTCATGGTGCATGCCGGTGTCAAGGTCACCTACCTGGGCCACCTCGCCGCCCAGGCGGTGAGGGTGCGGATGGAGGATGGATCGGAAGAGATCCTTCACCCGCGTTGCTTCCCGGAGCTGCGGTGATGCGCCAGCCCTTTCCCCTGCAGTGGCCCGCCGGCTGGGCCCGCACCGACTCCTCCAAGCGCGAGCGCGCCCTGTTCCGCGTCACCCTGACCGAGGGCATCCAGGACCTACTCTACGAACTCCGGCTCATGAAGGCCGACAACGTGGTCATCACGTCCGACCTCCCCACCACCAGCAAGGGCGTGCCGTATTCCAGTGGCAAGGCCGAGGACCCCGGGATCGCCGTCTGGGTTGTCATCAACGGCGCCGAGCGGGTGTTCGCCTGTGACCGCTGGTCTACGGCTGCGGCAAACCTCCGCGCCATCGGCAAGACCGTGGAGGCGCTGCGTGGCCTCGAGAACTGGGGCGCGGCGGACATGGTGACGCGGGCGTTCTCGGGGTTCGCTGCGCTACCACCGGCCTCCGCCCCTTGGAAGGGGTGGCGCGAGCTGCTTGGCAAGGATGTCGCCGATGCCTACGAGATGGGGCTCGTAGACAAGGCGCGAACGCTGGAGACCATCAAGCTCCGCCACCGTCAGGCCATGCAGATTGCCCACCCGGACAAGGGTGGGACCAACGAGCGCGCAGCAGAACTCAATGTGGCGCTACAAGAGGCCGAGGCAGAGCTCGGAGGTGCCGCGTGATGCGCGCTCTCGCATACCCACTGGCCTTCGCCAGCGGCGTCCTGGCTGGCGTGCTGGTCTCGGTCGTTACCCTCGGGTGGTGGTTGTGATGCGCGTCGCCATCCTCTGCACGCTGGCGCTCACCGCCTGCACCATCTCCATCCCTGACATGCCCCGCGCGGAGGCCTGCCAGGAACAGGCCGACGCTTGGTGCGACGCGGCGGCGCCCGGCGCTCCGGGTTGCCCGATCGTCTATCACCAGTGGTGCGGCATGGGCGGGACGGTGAACGATCGGGACCAGGATGCCTGCCTGGGGGCCGTAGCCACGATGCAGCGGACCTGGGATGGATCGTATTCCGTTCCCGATGTCTGTCAGCGCACCTGGGCCCGGTGACGGCCCTCTACAACGAGAACGATCCCTTCGCAGCCGACTGGCTGGAGAGTCTCATCACCCATGGCCACATCGCCCCAGGACGAGTTGACCGGCGCTCCATCGCCGATCTCACACCCGCAGACGTCGCTGGACCTGGACAGCGGCATTTCTTCGGGGGCATCGGCGGCTGGTCGTATGCCCTCCGCCTCGCGAGCATCCCTGATGACGCCGACATCTGGACCGGCAGTTGCCCCTGCCAGCCGTTCAGCGATGCGGGCAAGGGGGAAGGAGTTCGCGACGCTCGACATCTTTGGCCAGCATGGTTCGCACTCATCCAGGAGTGTCGCCCTCCAATCCTCTTTGGAGAGCAGGTTGCGAGCAAGGATGGCCTTGGGTGGCTCGACGTTGTTTTCGCTGACCTGGAACGATGCGGTTACACCGTCGGGGCGGCGGATCTGTGCGCGGCGGGCGTCGGCGCTCCGCACCAGCGACAGCGGCTGTACTTCGTGGCCTACACCGACCGTGTCCCGCGGGGACTACTCGTACGCGAACGGGGACCACGAGACGCCGACGCTCAAGCTGGCGGGGGCGGCAAAGACCGCCGTGTGGCCAACCCCGCTGGCCAGCGATGGCACGGCGAGCAGGGAGACATTCCACCACGGGCCGAACAATCCGATGCTACTGGGCGCGGCCCGGACGGCAGCCATGGTCCACCCCGGCGGCAAGGGACTGGAAGTCCAGCGCGTCGAACATGCACGGCGAGAACGCCCGGCCGCTGAACGAAGTGGCGAGACTGAGCCACTGGCCGACTCCCGACGCGCACGCGCGCGGAACGGTCGGGCCACCCGAGGGCATGACCAGGAAGAGCGGGACGAAGGTGCAACTGACCCTGCACGGAGCGGCGGCGCTGGCGTCCTGGCCGACGCCCCGCGCGGCGGACGGCGCCAAGGGCGGCAAGCGAAGGGTGGCGACCGGCCAGGATCTGCCGACAACGGCGGGCGAAGTGATACGAGCGGCATCCTGGGCGACCCCAGCGTTCCTGGAGCGCAAGCGCAAGACCAAGGCGACGGGTACCCACATCGGCGAGTCTGTGACCTCGCTATCCCTGCAGGCGCAACTGGCGGATTCTGGGCCGATGCCGACTGGGTCCTCTGCCGAGACCCATCCGGCGGACCACCCGTCGCCCGGCCAGTTGAACCCGGAACATTCCCGCTGGTTGCAGGGTTACCCGGCCGAGTGGGGCTTCTGCGGGGCTACGGCAACTCGATCGTCCCGCAGGTAGCTGTGGAGTTCATCGTGGCCTCCCTGGAAGCCATCGCACAGCAGAGCGCGTAAGACGCTGCGAAGCCCTTGCCAGTGGAAAGCCCGATGTGCATGATGTTCAGCAACGAGATGATGGGTGATGACTCTTGGCCCGAGGTGGTAGACGCCAAGGGCCGGCAATGGCAGTAGCCCGCGAAGTGGTGCACACCCCACCACCGACGCAAAGGACGACGGTCCCCTCATGCCGTTGTCCCTGCCACCTTTTCTTCCAACCGACAGGAGATTGACCATGCGCAGCCTCGAGTTTCTGGATCCGGACCTCCGCGACAAAGAGTACGACGACAGCACGGTGGGTCCCCTGGATGAAGACGACGACGAGGAGGATGAGGGGCTGGTTACCCATGAGGAGGAGACCGACCCCGGCGTCGAGGCGGATGGGGAGGATGACAACGAAATCGAGAACGACAGCCCCGGAGCGGGGCCAACCGACGAGGGGACCGAGGTGATCGACAACGAAGCTGAGGCGTTGGCGGCCGACGAGATCGAGGCACGCACGCCGCGATGGGCGCGGCTGGGCGATCTCCTGCTCGATTACAAGCACTGGCGAAATCCTCGCTCCTTCACGGGTCTGGATCCGGATTCGATCAGGCTCCTGGCCGACGACATCAAGCGGAACTCGAAGAACACCGAGGAAGGTCTCCTGGCGGGGATCAATGACCCCCTGCTGGTCGTCCGCATTCAAGGCCCGAAGAGCGAGATCCACGAGCTCGTGCTGGACGGACAGCGGCGGCACAAGGCGGCGACCATGGCCGAACTGGGAGACGATGCCCTGATCCCGGTGCGAGACCGAGAGCCGGTTCCCGTCAAGTGGTCGCAGGACTTGGCGCGACTATATCTGCGGGAGGTTCTGCGGGTCGTCGGGTTGCGCGAGGGACTCTCGGCCTTCGAACTCAGTGAGAGCGCGGCCGAGTTGAGGGCGACCAACGACCCCGATACCGGAAACATCACCACCATGGCGGCGATCGCGGCCACGATTGGCCGATCCGAGTCATGGGTCTCCAAGATTCTGACCGCTCGCAAGGCTGCGAGTGCCAAGTTGCTGGAGCGCTGGCGCAAAGGCGAGATCAGCGAGGAGCAGTTCCGGGATCTGGCCGTAAGCGCCAAGGGTGCAGAGCAGGAGAAGCAGGCCGATGCCGTGGCCGAGGCGCGGGCGTCCGGCGACAAGTCCGGGGCGCGGCAGAGCGCCAAGGAAAGAAGGGAGGTCGCCCGCCTGGAGGCGCAGGTCAAGCGCGACAAAGCCAAGGCCGACAAGGACGCGGCGAAGGCACAGAGGAAGGCCGACAAGGAGGCCAAGCGCGCCGCCAAGAAGCAGGGCAAGGGTAAGAAGGGCCCGGTGGTCGCAGGTCCCCAGGCCGATCTGCCACTGGCCTCGGGCCCTGATAAGTCTGCGCCGGCCGCTGCCTCGGGCCCTGATAAGCCTGCGCCGGCCGCTGCCCCGACCAAACCCAAACCCATGCAGGCCGTCATCATCGAGGATCTGCTGGTCATGACCGCCAAGAAGCCACCGACGCACGACTTGGTGAAGGGCGTGGTCCTCGGCATCATGGTGGCGTCGGGCCGAATGGATATGGAGACGCTACCCAAGCAGTGGCACCAGTACATCCACCACGCGACCGGCACGACTCCGGCCAAGCCCCCTAAGAAGGGCAAGCGCAAGTAGCCTTGGCGCGGAATTCTCCGCGCGAAGCGCGACCGGGTGTTCTTGGATGACATGATCCGGTCGCGCAACCTTTAGCGGCGGTTCCCTCATGTTGAGGTTGGACCGTCTTCCATGCCAGGATGCCCACCATGGGAGCTATCCTGGATCTTTGGAAAAGCGAACGCGGCCTTGTCGCGGTCGCGCTCATCGCTGCCGCCACTACGCTGTGCGCCTTGGGATTTGTCGCGGTCGATCAGTGGCTCGACTACACGAAATGGATTTTCGTGACCTATGCGGCCGCCAAGACCGTGACCGGGGTAGTGGGGATTGCGTCCGCGCAACCGAAGGCGCCGCTGGCAGTGTGGCAGCAGATCGAGCCGCTGATCACGGGCATCGTGGCCAGGATGGCGACCGAGCGGGCGCCGGCCAGACCTGAGTCGCCGCCCGCGCCGCCAGTCGCCATCGTTCCGCCGCCGAAGGCTGGGTGACCGAGCATGCCACACGCGTTCTTCGGCCTGACCACAGCTGGCATCCTGGCCCTCTGTGCGTTCGGGCTCCTCCCGCCTGACCAGTTCGTAGATGTCGCGAAGTGGGTGACCATTCTGTATGCGCTGTCCACGACGGTGGTCGCTGTCGTTCGCCACATCTGGTCGCGACCCGGCGCCGCGCCAACCGATGCTCCGACGTTCGATTCTCGCGCGTACTTCGACGCGGAGACCCCTGATGTGGCCCCCCAATGGCCCATGGGCGTCGAGTCGCTAGGGCCGTTCGGCACCCTTGATGGCGATATATTCGCGGATGCCTTGGGAGACAATCTCCCGCCCAACTACACGAGCATGGTACGCGATTACGGCGCACCGCCTACCACGACGGAGGGCGCAGACGGATCCGTGGTCACAGTACCCATCGACGGAGCGATGACATGTGTGGTCGCCGACGATGGTCGCTCCGTGGTGCCCCCGATCGACTTCGATGGGGTGTACGGACCCAAGCCGCCCGTCCCGCACGACTATAACCGGCGTTCGCCGATCACTATCCCGGTGAACCGCGGACTTGCCGAGAAGATCGCCGCCCGCGCAGCCGCCGCCAGCACGGCCACACCAACACCAACCTCCGAGGTTGTGCTGGGCGATCCGTCCGAGACCGAGTGATCCGGGCATGCCACGCGCCAGGGTCCCGCGCTGCACGTACAAGGAGGGCACGCGCCGGTGTCCGATGGACGGATCGGGCGACCCAGCGCTCTGCCCGCCGCATCGTGTGTCACTGGCGGAGGCCAGCCGCCCAAGACCGCCGGCGCGGGTCCTGCTGGACTCGCTGAGCGATTTCTTGCAGGGCAACCCTATCAACCGGGAGGCCACCCTGGGCGCGGCGGAGGCGTTTCTGAACCAGTGGGTCGCTGGCATCGGGGGCGATTACCGGCCGGACATCTCCGGGGTCTCGGAGGATGCATCTCACCGGAGGGCCCAGTCAGGCGCCCGTCGCCCGTGGAACTGGAATATCCCGCACGCAGGCGGACATCGGCAGCAACCACCCCCCGGGGCCGAGATCCACAGGGCACGGGCGGCGGCACGGCAGGTGATGGGGTTCCAGATGCACGAGTTGCTGGACGCCGACAAGATCAAGGCGCGGCACCGCGTGCTGGTCAAGAAGCATCACCCGGATCACGGGGGGTCGACCCAAAAGATGGCGAACATCAACTTGGCCAGGGATGTCCTGATGGCGGCGCTGTGAGCATCTTCTTGCGCCCCCGCTTCTGGGGCATTTGAAGCGGCGGTTGCGGTCGCGCCAGCCTCGCGTTACGCTCCCGTTCCGTGGCCGACCCGAACTTCGACGCGGACGTAGCACGCGCGAAGGCGATCTACGACCAGCTCGGGGTATGGATCGACAGGTACCGCGGTGGGCTGCCGGCCGGCTGGGTTGCCTCGATCATCCTGCACGAGAGCGGCGGTAACTTCGGGGCGCCCGGCGACCCGACGCTTGGAGAGGTTGGGTTCATGCAGGTAGCGGCATATGTACCGCCACTGTTCAGCCTCGACGCGGGTGCCCGCATGGATCCGGAATCCAACATTGCCATCGGCGTGCTCGAGTACGAACTCGAGGCCGTTCTCTGGATGCTTACCTTCCCTGAGGCGATTCTCGGAACAGACGATTCCTGGAAGCTGGCACGCCTAGCATTCGCGGTGGGACGTGCTGGTTCCCATCAACTCGCGCAGTTCGCCCAGGCTGCGCTCGGTGGATTAACGACGGGCGACGTCTATCACGACATCGCAAAGTGGACGGCCTCGAGCGGCGCGGTCCCGCTCGGAAGTCAGAGCGCCACAAAAGTCGCCGCGCGCGTACTCGACATCGACCGGCAGTGGGCGATCGGCCAGGCGGTCTCTTCCGGGTTGAGCGGACCGCCAATCCTAATCCCGGACCCGCCGGTCGGCCCGTACACCATCCCGGATGACGCCGCCCCCTATTTCACCGAGCCGCTTTCTGGTACCATCATGATCACCGTCGGTGCTCTCATTCTGGGGTACCTGCTCCTCTTGAAGAGGTGAACGTGCCAGCCCCGCCCCGCTCCAACAAACTCGCTCCAGTCTCGCTGAACCCCAGCGTGGCACAGGCCAGGGCCCCGGCCGCCACAACGGGCGACGCCGAGAATCGCAACGAGGTGTCCACATACCTGACCAAGATTGGCGGCACGCACATCCTGTACAACGCTGACCGAATGTGGGCCAAGGTCACGCTGACACTCAAGACGGCCGGCCCGGTGGCGGTCGGGCAACACGCCAACCTAACGCCAGTTCTCTCGGGGCGCGGTCAGCTCCTGCAAACTGGCGTGCCGACCGCCTTCAACGTGGCGAAGGGGCATCGACTCTACATCGCCGCAACCAGCGTGAACCCGGTGGCGGTCCTGGTGGAAGCGTACCCGTGGCTCGAGACCATCACGGGTCTCGCGGGCGCGGCCTCGGGGGTTGTCCCGGCCGCCCCGGCGACCATGCTTTCCAGTGGAAAGTCGGGTCGCTGATGTCCTTTCCTCAACCGCAAGCCACACCCTACTCCGTCAACAACTACGGGTTTTTTCGCCTGAACACGCCACTCTCATCGCCTGGGGACATCTACGAGTCTGACCAGGGTGGCCATGCCTTCTGCGTGGGCCCCAATAGCGACATCGCCAACGTCAACATGGCGTACTTCGATGATCAGGTGCCGACGTTCATGCAGTTTATGACGATCTCGCCCACCCGATCATTCACGGGTCTCGTCAACGCGCGCAACGATGCCCAGTACGTTCCCGCTGGTCGCCCCGGGAGGATCCTATTCTGGTCGGACGACATCTACGATCCAAACTTCAGGCCCAGCGCCGCCGTCGCAGGGGATACGATCCAGTTCGTTCCTCCACTGCTCGATGTGGTCCAGTATTTTACGCCGCTCGCCTCCGTGGTCCCGCCCAGAATCAACAAGGAGTTTGTGTTCCAAAACTACGTGGTGCCCGGTGGCCACGTGCTCTACATCGTCGTTCCCTATTACGGAAGGCGCTACGCGTTCGTGAACTTCACGAACCGTAATAACGTGTCGCCCAACACGTTCGGGATCAGCGCCGTCAACTACGCCATTACGGATGATAGCAGCGTGAACCCTTTCCACCAGGAGACGACGATCCTGGCGCCAGCGGTGGTGGCCCCAGGGGCATCGGTGCGGAAAATCATCCGCGCCACAGTCGACGGGATGTTTGACGCGTTGGTCTTCTCGCTTAACAACGGAGGACCGGCGCCCCTGCGAATCGATGTAGCCGACCAGGACGAGTCATGACCTTTGCAACTTCCCTCGCGGCGGCAGCTGGGCAGTCGTATGACAACCTGGCACTGCGGTCGATTGCGAATCAGGTCAAGAACGTACTCACCGTTTTTTGCTCTCAGAATCTACCGCTGTTCCCGGAGTCGCAGCCGGACTCCCATCCGGTCAGTAACTGGTTGACGGTGCTCTCCGCGATCGCGAACCAGTTGCCCGCAGTCAACATCACGCTCACTCAACTCACTCAGGCGGCCAAGGCGCTCTACGGCCTCTGCTGGATGGCCAGCTTCCTTCAGAGCACCGGTGGCATCTCGATATCCCAGGGGAACACGCTCCTGGCGAGCTACAACACCAACATCGCCTTCCCGTAAAGACTATCGGCGCACTAAGCGCTTGATGATCTCCTGAAAGTGCGCGTTGTAGAGTGCGGTGGCATGTCTACGCTGGCGGATTCGCCCGATAATCTCCGGGGCGGTCATTTTGGTCGCGCGGGCCAGTGCCAGTGCGGCCACGAGCGCCGATCGGTTGAGGCCCATCGCACAGGTCACAAAAACACGCCGACCGGCCAGGAGTTCATCGCCGACATCCTTGGCCGTGAGCACGGCCCGTGTCAATTCCTGGTGGTCAAGTGTGCCATCGGGGATGGGGCAACGCAGCACGCGCCCGTGGAAGGCGAGCTCGCGGGGCTGGAGTTCCTGAGCGCACAGCACCAGGACATCGAACTCTGGCAGATCGCGGTCAAATGGTGGCCTGCCGCCCACCCACAGGCGAGTGGCCACGTTAGACGCGTCGAGTCGCTGCTCGTGGTGTGCCGCCATCTTGCGTCTCCGGCGCTCAGCCGATAGCCAGCCGCCGCGTTGCGGGGCAGGGGCGTTCTCGTGGGCCCTGCAGAACAGGCTCCCGGGCTCCCGGGGTTCCGGGCATCGCAGATTGCCCGCCCCGGGCGCGATACAACCAGTCATCCGGCCGGGCGACGCCGGCGGCGCCTGGATTCTGATTCCACCCCACCCTCCGGGTAGGGTAGCTTTCCGGCGAGGCGCTCACCCTTGAGCTTCTCGATGTGCTGCAGCGCAAGTTGCAAGATCGCCGCGTACGAGGCCGTGAGACTTTCCGGAACGAAGGAGGTCTTGAGAATGTGGGTCTCTCCGGTCTTGTAGTCGTAGCGCTCGAACTCCCGGTGGATCGCGAACGTGATCCTCCCGTCCCATCGACATTGCGAAAACACGGCCACGAGTTGATCAGAGTTGCGCAAGGGAGGATCCAGATCCACCCACTTCTCCTGGGTGGGTGGTGGATCGTCGTTCATCACGGCAGATCTCGATGGTGGCATCTCCTGCAGGGTACCCAATCCGGACGGTCAGATCCATGTCTCGCATGGCGGTGCAGTGGTTTGCTGCACGCTACGGGTAGCGGCTCGATCACGGCGTTCTTCTTGCGCTTACGGAGTGGAGTGGTCAGAAGCGCAGCGAGGAGACCGGACAGTCGATGGCCAGTATCGTCGATGAGGCCACGAAGGACTGCGTGGTGCCAGAACCTCAGTCCAAGAGCCCGGACACCAACCCGGCCCCGATAGCATCGAGTTCGTCCTGTGACACCGCATCCACGTAGCGCGCGGCCGTATTCATGGATTCCCACCCCATGTACTTCTGGAGCTTGATGATCGCGTTGGGATCTCCGCGCAGCTGCTCGAGATAGCGGGTTGCGAAGGTGTGGCGGAAGCGGTGGGGGTTCATGTCGGGAACGCCGACCTCGTTCGCCGCGCGCCGCGCGGCGCGCCAAACCTTGACACTGGCCACCTTGGGATCTCGGGAGTGCGCGATCAGATCCCTCACCCGGTCCCAGCCCCTGATCTGAATCAGGGCCTCGAGTTGAGTGCGGAACGGCTGTGCCGCGAACTCCAGGCGCTTTCGGCCCTTCCCCTCGTAAACCAACTTGCCGGTGTCAAGCGCGCGCTGGATCTCGGTCCGTCGTAGACGAAGGACATCGCCCGACCGGAAGCCTCGGATGGCCATGATAAGTAAGACTTGACGCATGGCTTCCGAAGGCATTCGGCAGACTTGTAGGTGCTTGATCAGCTTCCGCAGGATATCGATCGCCAAGGGCTGTTTGGTGTGGATGCGGCGCGCTGGCGGCAAGCGGATGTCTCCCAGGCGCTTGCTGAGCCTGGGATCTTCGATGAAGACCGCCCAGGATCTCAGTGCCGCGAGGTTCGTGCGGAGGGAGTTGGGTGAAAGATCGCCTGCGACGAGGCGGTGAGTCAGCCCCTTGCGATCGCCCGCGCAACTGCGGAGGTTCGTGACGTAGGCGTCGGCGGTACCTTCGGTGCGCCCTCGCTCAAGGAGCCACGCCTTGAACTTGCCCAGGTTTTCGTCCGTGATCTCCATCGTCCGCTGTAGGATACCACCATGCCCCGCGCTTCTCGCATGGTCCCCAATCCGCCCTGGGCCACGAAGATCATCGCCGATACGTACGATTCCCTCAGCGGCATGGGCGTGCCTGCGCGATGGTTGCCCCGGTTCCAGGACATCGTACCCATCGACGGTGAGGTCGTAGAAGCGAGCGTCCGAGAATACGGGTGCGGCAAGTATGGATGCGTCTTCCCGACGCTCGACGACCAGGTGGTCTTGAAGATGACGGCCGACGACACCGAGGCGGAGTTCGCCGCCGAGTTGGCCGGTACGCTCGAAAGGCCGATCTGCGTGCGCTACTACATGGCGATCCGTCCCGAGGGCGCACTGGATCAGAAGGGCGCGCAGGTCTATTTGCTCTGGCGCGAAAGCGCGGCTTACGTCGGCCAGATCGATGTCTTCTTCGACCAGCGCACCGATAATTCACGGCAAGGTGATCGCGCCATGTTGCTCATCAATACGCAGTGGGACGCGGCACAAGAGGCTTACAAGGCAATCAATGGACTTGGACAGGGAGGACGACCGCACGAGGTAATGCGTCGTACGATCGCGGCGTGGCTGGAGACGTGCGAGCAGATGGCCAGACAGACTCAGGTGCCAGAACTGCGCGAGCTCGGCGATGGCCTCGTTGAGACCTACCGCGCCCAGCACATCTTTTTCGGCGACATCCACGCTGGAAACCTAGGGCTCGTCCACCGCGCCGACGGGGATCACTGGGTGATCACGGATCCTGGTCACATTGCCGTCGTTGATTTGTAGGGTGGTCGACGACCTGACACGCTACAGGTGGTGCTGTGCGGCTGTCCAGCGTGCCGCATAACACGCCACCAGTGACGAGAACGCACGATCTACGTCGCGGGTGGCGTACTGTTGGTTGCCATGTGGCGCCTGCATGTCCTGGCCTACTTCATCTACTGGTACGATCTCCTCGGAATAGGGTTGGCGATGCTCGACGGCACGTACTACGCGCCCGTCGAGGGCGCCGACTTTCCGGAGCCCCCGGGCACTGGAGGCATGGTCGATGGATGAAGCGAAGATCATCGATCTGATCCCACGCCTGCGTCGACGGCAGCAGGAAACCTGCGACCATGACAATGTCACGGTCTCATTCAAGGCAGCGGAACTCAGTTGCGATGATTGCGGGAAGGCTGTTGATCCGTGGTGGTACATAAGGAAGCTGTGTGAGTATCGTGAAGAACTGGTCGCGTGGCGAAAGCGACAAGAGGGCGCGGTCGACGCCAAGATCGACGAGGGGAACCGGATCCTCGCGCGAATGAATGAGACGATAACTCGCCTAAACGGCGAGATCTCGCACCTCACCGACGTCAAGAACAGACTTTTCAACGAGCGGACGCCCGACGGACGCCTCATGGGAGTGGCGTCGCGACGGCATCGCCCGAGGAAGAAATGACGGCCTTCACCCGGCTGGGTTCCTCGCTGTGGGACTGGGAGCCATGGACCGACCTAGCCCCGTTGCCGCGTGTCCTGTGGTTGGCGCTCTACACCTCCGCTGAAGCCAAGCGGCATGTTCCCGGGCTCTGGCACGGCGGCATTCCATCGATGGCTGATGCTGCTCGCCTCCCGCCTGACGATGTCATCGACGCGCTCGACAAGCTGCTCCAGCGTGAACTCGTCGAATACGATGCCAAACTCCGCGTCTTGCGTCTCTGCGAACTCCCCGATGCGGGCGAGTACCCATCTAACGGCAAGGTGATCCTGGGGTGGTGGACGAAGTTCCGGACGGTGCCGCAGTGCCCCGTCCGCGACAGCCATGTGAAGTTGCTTGCGTGGATCTGCGACGAAGGATCCCGGGCATCAGGCAAGACCATGAGCTCGCATCACCAGTCCGCATGGCAGGAGACGTTCGCGACCATCGTGGTCCCGCAACCGCGGCGCCGCGGCGTCCGACGTCTGGCCGATTCGGACACCGGGACTTCCGTTCAGCCATCTCTCTTTGCGACTGCTTCGGGGTCTGGAAACGGTATCGCTCCGCAGCATGGAGCAGGTTGTTCACAGAATCCACAGCCATCTGTGGATAACTCTGCCATCTTGCGTCAACCGAAAGAAATCAGGGCTCCGGAAACCGTATCCGATACCGTATCGGATACCAACAGGATCCCGGATCCCGGATCCCGGATCCCGGAGGATCTGATCTCTTCCGGAGAGGGGGAGGGGGGGAGAGGGGCGCGACCCGTGCTTGCGCTGGTGCCTCCGTTCACCGCTGCGGAGATCATCCGGGAACTGTCCCAGGGCAGGTGGGACCCGGCATTCGACAGGAGCCACCAGAACGCGCTCAGCGCGATGATCCCGGTCTGGGTCGCCGATCGGGTGACCATGGACGACCTCGCGCTCCTGCGCGAGTACAGCGCGATTTCAGGGCAGCGGCTGAGCGCCCGCTGGCTGGTGGGGTGCGACATCGTAGCCGAAGTGAGTAAGGCACGAAGGACGCTCGACTTGCGAGACGTGCGGGCCAAGGCCATGGCAGACTCGTTCTGAGCGAAAAGGAGTTCACGAGATGGCCAAGTTTCAGAGAAAATCAAGTGTGGTCGATGCGTTCCGATGGACCGGGGCGAACGTGGAAGAACTCACGACATGGCTCGCTGGCGCCGAGGTGCGGGTCGCGTGGCCGGACGCTCCGGCTGGTCGCTCGGAGCTTCTGTGTCAGTTCGACTACACCGAGACGCCTCCGTGCGCGATGGTGACGACGCAACATGGTCCGATGCCAGTATCGGCCGGCTCGTGGATCGCCCGGGACAGGCAGGGTCAGTTCGCCTCCTGGTCGGCCGAAGCTTTCGAGGCGATCTATGAACCTGCTGATCAGGTGTGTTTCTACGGAAATGAGTTCTACGTGCTGAGCAACTTCAGCGCATTCACGCTTCGCTGGCGAGGGCATCGGTTTGATACGAGCGAGGCCGCCTACCAGTGGGAGAAGTTCTTCGACGAGGAGACCAACGGTCGGCGAGCCATGGTTCGCGACGAGATCCGCAACGCCGGCTCCGCGCACGAGGCGTTCAAGATCGCCCAGAACAACGATCTCCTCAAGGTCCCCACTTGGGGCGACATGCGGGTTGATGTCATGCGGGACATCCTGCGCGCCAAGGTCGAGCAGCACTCGTACGTGCGCAAGAAGTTGCTCGAGACCGGCGACCGCATCCTCATCGAGGACTCGTGGCGCGACAGCTTCTGGGGATGGGGACCGAACCGCGACGGGCAGAACATGCTAGGCCATCTCTGGATGGAGATCCGCGCTCAAATCCGGCCCCTGAACGAAAGGAGTTCACAACATGCCTCGTCCTCACCGCTCAACACGTGAGCGCCAACAAGTCGCGGATCGCGATCCGCCAGCGGTCGACTTCGAGTCCTTGAAGCGGGACTGCGAAGTCTCTGCGGCCATCGGCGGGTTCTTTGGCCAAGCGCTGGCGACCCTCATGCGCGCGCCGCGAACCCCGTCGTGGTTTCATCTCGGGACCCGCGACGAGGACATTCGCTGATGCCCAGGTTCAGGAGCATCCCCCACGAGGTGACCGCCGCGCAGTGGAAAGGCGAGGTCACGCCGGAATTGCAGGCGCTGTTTGGGACGAGAGAGATCGCGGTCAAGTCGGCCGGCGACCCTCTGCTCGTCATCCACACCGATGGAGAACCGATCTTCGCGGAGACTGGCGACTGGGTAGTTCGCACCGACTATGGGGCCGGCGAGCGCGACGAGGAACGCGATATCCCTGTTTTCGATCTGGATGTGATGGAGCACGAAGACTTCATTGAGAGTTACGAAACTGAGACCATCAAGCTCAGCGGGCTCGAGTTCAACATTGCGGTACCGGCGATTCTAACGAGTTTTATCGGCGAGGCGGCAACCGATATTCGAGTTCGGTTTGTCACTAGTCAACATCCTCGGCAGGAAGTCATTGGCGCGTTAGTAACTCAGCTTTTGCCGCACCTCAGGGAGCCTGTAATGATCGTCGAGTGTGTGCAAGCGCTGTGCTCCGAGGCCGATCCCGACACGCTCGTCGAGATCCGCGACGCGGTTGAGCGGATCATGATCGCGCGGTCGACGCAGCACTGAATCCATCGGCATGCCTGCGACCTGCGCTATCTGCCTGCAGTCCATCATTGCGGGCAACGATGTCCGGGTGCTTGGGACCGAGGTGATGCACCGATCCTGCGCGTTCTCCGGCCAGGAGACCATCGGCCAGCGATACCAGCGAGAGTTAGCAGACTTGCGCAGCAAGCTGGTATCGGCTCAGGAGAGCCAGCGGCGCCAGGCCGTTGCGCTTCAACAGGAGCGACAGCGCGCGCTGAACTCCGAACAGGCAGCGCGCATGGCGGACGAGCGGGTCGACAACGCCGGGCTTGAGCGAGATGAGGCGGTGAGCCGACAAGTCCAAGCTGAGGTCGCACGGGATGCCGCTATCCGCGAGCGGAACGCTGCACGCGCCGAGCTCGTCAAGCACACGTCCGCACCCGAACTCCCACAGACAGAGGACCAGCGGGACGCCACGGTCATTCGCATGTCATTGCTGGACTTGGACTGATTGTGCTACAAACGTAGACGCGTCGTCGCGATACTAGGTAAGCGGAGAATTCGCTCCGCCCCAAGATTCTTCATCAGCATCGCGACGACGCGACCGAGTTCAGATGCCACCCAGACGACGCGACCAGTTGGCAGACGCGCTGCAGGCCAACCGGGACCTACGTAACCAGCTCGAGCGCCTTGAATTCCCTTTGCAGAAGCGAATCCGAGAGCTTGAGCAGGAGCGCGAGGCAGCGGTGGCGCGAAGTCGCGATCTCCTCAGCGAGAACGAGATGTACGCCCGGGTAATGCCGGGACTGGTGGCCTTGCTGAACCACCTACTTGCCACTGGAAAGATGCGGTAGATGGCCACGTCCGACTGGTGGTGCTCGCCGCCCGCGATCGCCGATCCGCTCGAGGAGTTCTTCGGGGGACAGGTGGGCATCGACCCTTGCTCGAATAACCGCTCCATCATCCGGGCGGTCGTGGCCCTGACCTCGGGTGGGCTGGTCGCGCCCTGGCGGACGCCCAAGCGTACCGGGTACCAGAATGACCCGTATTCCCAGGCGGATACATGGACCGCCAAGATGCTGGCCGAGCTCGCCACCGGCAACGTGCGAGAGCACATCCGGCTGTCGATGTTTTCGACGTCGGCGAAGTGGTGGGCGGACATGTGCATGAAGCCCAGACGCAACCCGCGCATCCTGGCGCTCAAGCGGATCGCGTTCCTGGATCCGTTCGCCGACCAGGCCGGGCAGAAGCGCATGAGTTGCCGGTTCGAGCCGGCGCTGACCTACTTCGGACCCAGGCCGGAGAGGTTCACCAAGGTCTTTGCGCACCTGACGAGATGGACCACATGGGGGAGATCATGAGCGATAAGCCAAGCATCGTGGAACTGCAGAAGGAGCGTTCCCGGTGGCCCGACGACTGGAAGGCCGACATCGACGATCCGGGAACCGACCACGAGATGTGGACGGGTAAGTGGTACGCCGGATCGCACACCGTCGAGGTCAGCGACGCCGATCGCAGCGCAGCGCTGGCGCGATATGTCCCTTCGGGCCTAAGTTTGAACGACCTATGCGCAGACCTGGAACTCTCCGACGCCCAGCGCGTCGCGCGACGTTTGCAGCGCGAGTTCAACAATAGGCACTGGCGACGCAAGAACGTCCACGGGGTGCCCGATGATGACCGCTGGGCGTTCTTCTCGGTCGTGGCCGAGGAGTTGGCGGGGCCGTGAAGGAGCGCCCCATCCTGTTCACTGGCCCATCCATCCCGATGGTGATGGATGGCACCAAGACCCAGACTCGGCGGGTCGTGGATCTGGATCACCTGAGCGTCGACCTGCCAGCAACAGTGCGGTCTGACCTTTGGTACGAGATGCCCGCGAGCGAACGCCGGGTCGCCCAGAAGGGCCGGTATCGAGTTCGCCTGAACCCTCAGGGCGCGGTGTTCCTGATCCTGAAGACCGGCGAATCTCTCGGGCTGAAGACCGGCGAGTTCCACTTCCGGTGCCCGCTGGTGGATGGCACAACGCACCTCGCGGACCACGGCAACGACAAGAAGGTCTGGACTATCACTCCGGTCGGCGAGCAGCGGCTGTGGGTGCGCGAGAGATGGCGTGCGGAGGAACTCAAGGACGGGACCGACGGCGTTCGCTTCTTTGACGGCGCGTTCGTGCGGATCGAGAACAGCCAGAGAGGCGCAGGGCAGTGGGTCGTTGCGCACGACAACGGAAAATACGGCGACCACTGGCGCCCCGGGATCTTCATGCCGCGTTGGGCATCGCGCACCAACCTCATCCCTATTCAAGCTCGGCTGATGCACCTGCAGGACATCACCGATGAGGACGCCATTGCGGAGGGCGTGACGTTCACTAACTACGGCCGCGACCAGTACCGAGAGCAACGGGCAGGTTGGCACTACGGGCCATCGAATAACGACGAGGAGTGCCTCCGCGGTCCCCGAGACGCGTTCGCGAATGCGTGGAACTGCATCCACACCGGTCCGAATTGGAATCTCAAGCCGGGCCCGTCGCCCTGGGACCAGAACCCCTGGGTGTGGGCGTATACCTTCAGGAAGGAGGAGGGGTGATGGACTGGCAGATCGACAAGCGGGCGGAGTCGGGTCTCTGCGAAAGGTGGTGCCCCGATTGCGGACATCATCACGCACACGACTATGATGGGGTGTGTCTATCAGGATTCCCGTCGGTGCCAGGAACGTTCTGTTGGTGCCCGTTCAGGCACGGGATCTTCTCACTGCGCACAGGCTCCTTGTCAGTGCGGTTTCCGTACATTCCGGCCAACTGGGCGTGCCCGACAACAGGGCTTCACTACCTGCATTGCTGCTGCAATCGCCATCGGTGTGGCACCTGTGGTAGGCGACCGCTTCAGCGATTTCGGGGGGCAGACGGAATGTGTCGTTGTTTCCATGCCATGCACCGCGCGAGGCTTTCGTGAGCGAGATCGAGTGGACGGACGAGACATGGAATCCCACCGATGGCTGCAAGGTGTGCTCGCCGGGGTGCGCCAACTGTTACGCCATGCGGCTCGCGGGCCGGTTCGCCAAACCGGGAGAGCGCTACCACGGCCTAGTGACCATCGGCAAGAACAAGCGCGCCATCTGGACAGGAGAGGGCAGGCTTGACACTGGAAAGTTAGCCAAACCGCTGCACTGGAAGAGGCCCCGGCGGATCTTCGTGAACTCGATGTCCGACCTCTTCTACGAGGAGTTCACGAACGAGGAGATCGCGGCAGTGTTCGGGATTATGGCAGCATGCCCGCAGCACACGTTCCAGATCTTGACGAAGCGCGCCAAGCGGATGCGCGAGTGGTTCGCGTGGCTTGACAACGAGATCGAGAGTGCTGCCCTTGACTGGTCAGGGCGCGACTGCGCGACCAGCATCCATGACGCGCGCGCCTCGTTGTGTGTGTTTCACTGCTATGAGCGCGCGAATGCTCATCTGCCCGAGCAAGCAATGCCCTCGGTCGTCGATGTTCCATGGCCGCTGCCCAATGTGTGGCTGGGGGTTTCGGTCGAGAACCAGGACGCAGCCGACGAGCGGGTCCAGTGGCTACTGCGGACGCCTGCCGCCGTTCGGTTCCTGAGTTGTGAGCCCCTGCTCGGGCCCCTCGATCTCACGAGCGTTGCTCCGAGCAGCGTGTTTCATAGCAACGCGCTCGCCGGCAGGACGCACTATCCGATCGAGAATGACTGGAACCGCATTGACTGGGTCATCGCGGGCTGCGAGAGCGGCCCCGGCGCCCGCCCCGCCGAGGTCGACTGGTACAGGCGCCTGCGTGACCAGTGCAAGGAGGCCGGGGTGCCGTACTTCCTCAAGCAAGTTCGAGAGGTCAAGAAGGGATGCGTTGCACCATCGAGCTCGCCACCCGAGATCATCAAGGCGGTGTCGCCGATCGACCGCACTCGCTTCACCGACATCGTCACCGCGGGGCCGGGCTCCAAGCGCAAGGCCGGTGGCATCATCGGCCTCCCCTATCTTGACGGTGTCCAGCACCGCGCGTTTCCCAACACCAAGGAGACGAGACCGTGATCCCAACGTTCACCGTGCAGGCTACGAAGTGCCCCAAGTGCGGACATCAGCACGCTGGACGCGAGCTCGCGTTCATCTGCGTGGGTTGTCCGTGCCCCGAACGACCCAACCAAGGAGATGAGATCGTGACAAAGACCAAGCCAACATCCGTAACCAAGACTGCTGTGATTTCCGTTCCCACCAACGTGCTCGAATCTGTCGCGAGGTGGACCGGCACGGACGAGACTAGACCCCATCTCCACCAGGTGTTCTTTTCAAAGGGGGTTATGGTGGCGGTCGATGGCCATCGAATGGTGATCGCTCCATGCGAGACCTTCGGTCTGACTCTCGGCGTGGCCCGCGGGTACCTGTTAGCGGCCGTTGCCGCTCAGCGCGCCATGAAAGACGGCCAGGAGATCACGCTCGCCCCGGTCGACGTCGATCCTTCGCTCAAGGTATTCTCACCATCGCTCATTCGACTCGGCCTTGATTCCCGAAGGCCCGAGATCGGCCTGCTCGTTCCAGCGGCTGACGCCAGGGCGTTTCCGTCCTATGAGGACGTGGTCAAGATCTCCTCCAAACAGGAGTCCGATGGCCCTGAGGGGTACGGCCTGGACCCGAACTACCTTGCCGACATAGCGGAGGTCACCAACCAAACATGCGATCCGGGCATGCGAGGCGTGAAGGTCGTCGCCTGGAGCAAGGACCGCCTGGGCGCCATGGTCTTCGAGAACACGGCCGGAGTGAAGTTTCTGATCATGCCAATGCGCATATGAAGCGCCCTCCGCTCAAACGCTCCCCTCCGCTTGGGGAGGTTTCAATGAGAAGAAATCGCGCGCCCGCTGTAACGTTGACCGATGAGCAACGGCAGAAGATGGACGAGGCCGTTCTGGCGGTGATCCGATCCTATGGCCCCGACCGTGCTGGCGTGATCATGGCCGCCCCTATCGTCATGGAGGCCCTCAAGGGGCTTCCCGAGGAGAAGCCCGACTACCGCTACGTCGGTGAGGCGCTCCAGCGCCTAAAGCAGGCTGGCAAGATCGAGTTGGTTCGCGGGCTGTGGCGGACGACTAGCCCGACCGCCTGACCCGAGAAATCCCTGACGGTTCCGGGTCGCCGCTGGTAGGCTTGCCTCACCTATTCACTGGGGGTCGAGATTGCTGGACGCCATCAAGAAGTATGTTGCCTTCGTTGCCGTCCCCGCGGGGGCGACGGCAACGCTTCCGCATGGATTGGTGATGAACGGCGTCGCTCGCGCGCCCGACCACCTGGGGTTTGCGGGGGATGACAGCGGCAACTTCGCCCTGGTCTCCAGCGACACGGCGAACCTGAGCGTGCGGAACGACGGGGCGGCGCCGGGCACCATCCTGGTTCTCGCGGAGGTGTGGCATCCCATCGAGCGGTCGTTCGGGCTCGCGCCCGATGACGGGTCACTGGCGCTGCATCTGACGCCCCGTCCCTTCGTGATGAAGTCCGGGGCCGCCAACTTCGGGCCCCCGACGCCTCCCATTGTGATCAACGTGAAGACGCTGGGAGCGGTCGGCAACGGCATCGCCGATGACCGCGCCCCCATCCAGGCGGCGATCGATCTGGCCATTCTGACCGGCGGCGCTGGACCCATCTACTTTCCGCCAGGCATCTACATGGTGAGCCGGGCACCCGGCACCTTCCATTGCCTCCTGATCCGCGGCGACAACGTGGCCATGTACGGCGTGCTCGGGCACTCGGTAATCAAGCAGGTGGCGAACGTCGCCGCCGGCGCGAGTTCCTGCTCCCTGCTCGAGATCTCTGGCGGAACGAACATGGAGATCGCGGATCTCGAGCTCAACGGGAACTGGGGCAACGCCGTCACGACAGTGGCGTCCGCCAGCGACGGCGCCGTGCTGCCCCAGGCCGTTATCAACGTCGCCAGCACGGCGGGTTTCCCGTCGTCCGGCACGGTGCTCATCATCCTGCCCGGCGGCGCGCAGACCATCACGTATACCGGAAAGACCGCCACCTCCTTCACGGGCGCGTCCGGTGGCACCGGCACGCTGCGCGGCAACGGCGATCTGGGTCGCATCGGTGACCCTGTGGGCTTGCTGAGCCCTGGCAACACGCACATCACGGTTGCCAGCGATGGCGCCGTTCTGCCCCAGGCCGTTATCAACGTCGCCAGCACGACCACGTTTCCGAGCTCAGGTCAGATTGTCATCGGCACGCAACTCGACGGGGATCAGATCGTCACGTACACCGGCAAGACGCCGACCACCTTCACGGGCGCGTCCGGTGGCACCGGCACCATGCACACCGGCGACGGCGTGTGGAATCCGGCCAACGGTATCAACCAACCCACCCAGCGCGACCCCCACAACCACCTGATCTTCTCCCATGCCGTGGGGGGCGACATCCGCAACCTCAAGATCAACCGCGTCACCTTCAGCCAGGCGTACGGTGACGGGCTCTGGCTGGGCGGCGATGGCTCAAGCGGCGGCGAGTCGGGGGCCATCGGCGGCACGCAGGGGGTCGTAGTTCGCGACTGCACCTTCGACATGTGCGCCCGCAACGGCGCATCCCTGATCTACGTGACCGACGGTCGCTTCGAGCACTGCAACTTCACCAACATCATCACGACCGCAATCGACACCGAGCCAGTCGAAGCACAGGTCGTGAAGATCGTCATCGAGGACTGCGTGCTGTCCCTATGGTGGGACGAATTTCGGGATCTGTCGAAGGAGGCCTTGAGCATCTCGGGTGGGGCCGCAGGGACCCCGGCCTTTTGGAACTATGCGCAGGACTACCGGGTGAACCGCTGTCGGATCTATGGATCGGTTCTCATCTCGGACGCCATCGACGTGCAGTTCGCTGGCAACACGGTCATCAGCGACTTCGTCTCTGGCTCGGACGCACCCGTGTTCCTCACGGAGTTCTGCGACGACATCTGGATCCTGGACAACTACGTCTACATGCGCAACGGCCAGACGAACGATGCCAACCGGGGCGGCATCGAAGTGTTCCGGCTCGTGGTGGATGCTGTCTCCGAGACGCAGTCAGCGAATGTCACCATTCGGGGCAACACCGTCCATGCGCGAGGAGGGGTGGACGGGATCTACGTGGCCTCGCCGGGCGGCGGCGCTGGCTTCGCCGGGGTCGCCACCGCGATCACGAATACCACGCTGGTCCAAACGGGAGCTGGCTGGACCGCCAACGAGTTCCTGGGACACCAAGTGGTGTCTGGTGGGGTCGTGGCCACCGTCTTCTCCAACACGAGCGACACACTTACCCTGGCGACGTGGCACAACGACGGAATCCACGGCTGGACGGACTCCGGCGGACAGCCGCAGTCGACGCCGCCCGCAGCGGCCTTCACGATTCAGCCGACCGGCGGCGTCGTCAGCGTTGTCGGCAACACCCTCGACTGCGTGGCGAGCGACGGGCAAACCGCCGGACGCTACGGCATCCATCTGACCACCACCAGCGACTGGGGGGTGTTCTTCAACGACTTGCGGGTGAACATCGAGGGCAACACGATCCGCGGCGCGAACCCCCACGGGATCCACGTATTCCTGTTCAGCCCGCCGTCCATCAAGTACCTGTCCGTGTGCAACAACTTCGCCTACGACAACCAGCCGGTGCCGACGTGCACCGACTGCGTCTTCTTCGACAACCAGGCCGGGGCATTCGATGTCCTGACCCAGGTCAAGAAGCTTGTCCTGTTCGGGAATCGGACCGGCGAGTCGGTCAACCAGAACGTGGGCGGGTTGACTAGCGGCTACTGGATCGAGGTCGACGGGCCCCACCAGCAGTATTCAGGCTACGGATCCCCCGAGAACGTCGTCACAGCTCCGCTGGCCTCCACCTTCTACCGCCGCGACGGTGGATCGGGGTCGACCTTCTATGTCAAGGAAATCGGCGGTCTCCCCGTGAACGTCACCGCGAAGACGGATCGAGCGGGCGACGTCAAGGCCACAGGGCAGATCCTCAACCTGGACGCTGTTGTGACCACGATCGACAACTGCCTTGTTGTGCAGGCACTGGTGGCCGTGCCCGGCGCCGGGAGCTCGGACTGGGATCAGTGGACCAACGCTCCCTTGGCTAGCTTCGCGCAGATCACTCAAGAGACGGACACCGGGGGCGGTGGAGACTTCGCCGCCGCAGCCGGTGTGCTGCCCCTCTTCGGAAGCAGCGGCGTAGGGACCGTGCGGCAGAACGCGGTTTCAAGCGAGTTTGGCAACGGCACGTACACGTTCGCCCTGGCTCCTCAGGTCCCTACCGTGCCACCACACTGGGTCGCGAATGGCCCTCGAACGCAGGGTGGCAACGTGAGCATTGCCCCACCATGGCCCGCCCACTCAGAGAACGATCTTGGGGTCGTCATGATCATGCTCAACGAAGGCGACACAGGCGCGGCGATCACGGATCCGCAATGGATCCAGTTCCCCAATTCTCCGGTCGTTGGGGCGTTCGGCGTGAATCAGGGTGTCCAGATGCAACTGTTCGGTGCCAGAGCGCTAAACTCGAGCATGCCAGCGCCCACAATTACTCACAACGGTCCCCGGATCATGGCGCAGATCGCTCTGTTTCGCGGGGCGCGTGACAGTGGCAACGCAGGCTGGGTCGGGTTCTAGGGGCCAACCAACTCGCGCGCGCGCGCGCACCGCCCAACCAAGTGGGTCGCGTCGATCAGCGCAACCGCGCCTGCCGGTGCGTTTCCCCGTACACGGACGCTCGCGAATGACTGTATGATCCATGCATGGACAGGCTCTACGCGATCATCAGATTTGCAGGGATTCCGATCGGCGGTACGCAACAGATCGCCCATGGGCTGGTGATCAACGGCAGGCGCCTTACGCCCGACAGGGTGGATTTGCAGTTTCCGAACACCTTTGAGGTGGTCGCAGCGACGACGACCACGGTGACGCTACGAAACGTCGCGGATGGCGTCGGAGATTGTCAGGCGTGGTGCGAGGTCTTGCATCCGGTGATGCGCTCATTCGGTAGTCCTCCGGATGACGGCTCGCTCGCGCAGCACCTTGATCCGCAGCCGTTCCTCACCGGAGCGACCACATCGCCGCCGTTTCCGGTCAACACCCCGGTCGTCACCACGATTTACGCCCGAACAACCGGAAGCGATGAGACAGGCGACGGCTCGCTCGCGCATCCCTATCGGACGTTCAAACACGCGATCCTCCAGGTTCCGAACGTGATTGCCGCTGGCTACGCCTATATCGTCGATGTGACGGGCCTGACCGAACCGTTCCCCGTCACTGGATACGCACTTCCACCATTTCAAGCATCCGTCCAGGAATATCTGTTTCTGGATCCATCGACACTCCCCTTTGCCGCGCTGGCAGCGCTCAATATTCGCGCGACTCCCCGCTCGTTCAGTGGGCTCCCCTCAGCAGACACGACCGTGCCCGCCGGGGATATCGTCGCCATCACATCGATTGGGCCTGGGTTGACCTCCGTCCAGGTGGCCCCGCCCCGCGCTTCGTGGGCGGCCGACGGCGCCAAGACGGCCATGATCATCGGCAGCGCCGGAGACGCGCAGGTCAACTGCGTCGTTTACGGCTCCGACGCGACCCATCTATTTTTGTGCAATACGCCGAGTCACGTAACGAGTCAGACGCTGTCGCTCGTCGAGCCGTCCGCGGTGTTCGCATCCGCTGGGCCAGGAGGCGACGGGAGCGGCTTCGACGTGTCTGCGGCGCCATCCCTCGCCATTCAGGGGATCAAGTTCACGATCGCTGGCGGAGGGTCCGACGCTCAACTGTCGCTGGGGATCTCCAACACCCTTCTACCAGTCACGGAGCTCTGCGACATCGACGGCTTGGTCATGTCTGGCGTCCAGTTGCAATGCCTGACGCTGTCCAACGTGATCCGCAACTTCGTCTTCGCGCAAGCATCGTCCTGGACTCCTCGGCGCAGTCTCCTGTTGGATTCCGGCTTTGGGATAAGCGGTGGCCCCGGCCAAGTCTTCCGACAGGTCGTTCTCGATGGATGTGCGGCGTTGGGCCCAGGACTATTCGCAACGAACGAGGGCGCCCTTTTCCCTGGTGGATGGGAACTCCTGAACGTGCTGATACGAAACAGCACGGGTGATGGTTTTGCTGCCTCTCAGGCCGGTGCTTACTCTCTACAGGAAGTGCAAATCGACGATAGCGTCGGCGATGGACTATCAGTCCGAGATCTGGTCATGCTTAAGACAGCGGGTGTCACAGGCACCGGCAACGGCGGGGTTGGACTCCGTGTGAATGATGGGGCCTTCGTGCGTGTGCTCGACGACGCCACAAACATCACAGGGACCGGAGGCGATATGAAGGTCGGAACCCTACCCGTGAGGACATGGGTAGATTTTCGCACCCTGGTTCCGACCAAGAACCAATTCGATCTGCAGACACCGTTCGTCGTCAATGTCGCGAGCGGACTCAGCACGCCTGGTGGCGATGATGTCGGAGGGGCCGGCAGCGGAGGGTGCAGCGGCAGCCGAGTCTTCCAGCGCCCTTGATTCGCGGGTCGCCGGTGGATTAGCGAACGGCCGGACAACGACTCAGGCTACGCGCACAAACCACAGATTCGACGACTCATCGAACATCATGCCCATCCCGCCACCGGGCCTGATCACAAAGTCGGCCGAGTTCGGGCACAAGATCAGACCGCCAATGGTGCCCGCGCCCGACAGGTTCACGAACGTCAGGGAAGTGACGCCGATGTTCTGCCACCACAGTTGCCGACCGTCGGGATTCGGGTTGCCGGGGCTCAGAATGATGGACTGGATCGATGTTCCGCCAGCGTCCGGGAACAAGTTGACACGCGACACGACATTTAGGCCGCCGACCGAGGTGTTGTTGAACTCGTTGTAGTTGGCGTTCGCCGGGTTAAGAACCACCGAGTTGTTGACGGTCACCATGTTCTGCTCAAGGTTCCCAGAACCGAGCTCCAGCAACTGGCTCGTGTTGAGCGCCAGGTTGCCGTTCAGCAGATTCCACTCTCCGTTCCCTCCGCGCATCCTAATGAACGCTTGGGTGTCGTTCTGTGCCAGGATGCCCTTGGAGAACAGATCGGTCGTGATCTGGACGGTGTCATTGCCGGGGCCCAGTGTCTGATCCAGGACGATCTTCCCGGACCCCCCATCCGCGGTTACGATCTCGATCGTGACCTCCTGGATGACCTGCGCAAGAAAAGGCTTGGCCATGTAAGGTGACTCCTATGTCTTTGGAAGGACGATGAATCCGATCACCAAGCCAGCTGGCAGGTTGCCAGTGGCATCCAGTACGAAATCGGTGTTGGTTTTGGCCGAGATCCCCAGGGACGCCAGCACTGGTCCACCCTGGATGGTCGCGATCGCCTCGTAGTTTGCGTCGGCCATAGCGTGTGGGATGGCGATCACGATCGCCGATGGGTCGGGCTCCGCTCCGGTTACCGTGTAGTCGAACACCTGCGCGTTGCCGCCGCCGCCTCCACCGGAGTTCGGGGTGCCAGGGCAGAACGGCCTGGGCGTCATCCCCTGGGTCATATTCCCATCGTCGGGAGCCATGCCGAGAAGTCGGATGGCGGGATGGATCGCCGACACGTAAGCCAAGCAGGCGCCGCTTGCGTTCGCGGTGTTGCGCAACGTGATGGATGTCGACGTCGCGCCAGCGAGCTCGAACGTCGAAGGATACTGCAAAAAAACGAGGTCTGGGGTGACCGACCTACCGCTCAGCGTGAGACCGTGGGGCAGGGTGGCCGTGGCACCGACCGGAACGCCAACGAACGAGAGCATGCTGGCAAGCTTGTCTAGGGACATCGGTCGGACCTCGAAGGGTTGACCCCGGAGTGTCGGTCATTTTCAGGGGAGAGCGAAAGGACTTCGGGGCGTGGGCGGGCGGATGCTCTTCCGAGCCGATCGCTAGCCGGGCTTTGTGCGCGCATCACAGTCGCACAACGAAGTGGTATGGTAGGCGGGCAATGGGTTCAATGGGTTCAAGGGGTTCATGACACAGGCCCGATCATATCCCGACGGCGTTGTCATGAACATCTCGCGGCGCCGCATCCACCTGCCGGTCGTGGACGCACCAACTGTCATTGACGATCCCGAGTGCATCTGGTGCGGTCGCCTGCGCTCGAAGCACGCTTCGCCCGTCGACCTGGGCGATGGCACGACCATGGTCCCGGCCTGCGAGACCGTCAATGGCGGCGGGCGATACCCCGGGGACCGACCGGTGCGCCTCGAGACGAGGCCAACGATCCGCCCTCTCGGCCACCGACTCCATTTGGCGTCCCGCATGTCGCCGCGCGATGCCGAGGGCATCGCCGGGTCGCTGGGGCAGCCCAGCAAGATGCCGGGCGCGGCCTACGGTCTGGACGCCTTCCGCTGCCGCGTCGGGTCGCGACTCGCGGATGATCCGGCATCGACTTGCCACGGCTGCTACGCCAAGAAGAACTTCTACCGGACGTGGCGGCCAGCCATCGTGGCGCGCGAGCGGCGCGAGGCCGGCATTCACCACCCGTACTGGGTGGAGGCGATGATCTGCCTCATTCGGAACTACGTCGACAGCGGTGGGGAGGCGTCTTTCCGCTGGCATGATAGCGGAGATCTGCACGGTTCGTGGCATCTCGCGGCGATCTGCGCGGTGGCTGAGGCCACGCCGGATGTCCGCCACTGGATTCCGACCCGCGAGTACGAGGATGTGGTTGCGTACCTGCATGCCGGTGGAAGGATCCCGAGCAACCTCGCTGTCAGGCTGTCGGCGCACTATGTGGGAAAGGCGGCTGAGGTGCCTCCCGAGATCGCCCACCTACCAACATCGACCACACACAGGAAGGGCGACCCGCCACCCGTCAAGCGCAAGGGCGCCATCGTGTGCCACGCCATCGATGCGGACGTGAACATGTGCGGAGGATGCAGGGCCTGCTGGGATGGCAGGGTGACCAACGTGTCGTATAGGATGCACTGAAAGGAGATCGTGATGAAGGTGATCAAGGCGAATGGAAACGAACAGTTGCTCAAAGACGCGGCGGATCTGCTCAAGAAGGGGAGTGGCGGCGATGCCAAGTTCACGTGGCACCCGATCAATCTCACGTGGAGGGAATGGACGTCCAAGGTCGGCGGGGGCGGCGAGAGCTACCCAACGCATTCAGGCACACTGCTCCGCACGGAGCGCGGCGTGTTCGGGTGCGGGTCGATCGGGACGTTCTTTGCCGGTACCAAGCGGGAGGACGGGTCAATCGACCGCTCTGGCGCCGCCTTCGGCAAGCGACTCGACGCCGACGCCGAGATCATCCTGGAATACGCCGATCCGGACTACGGCGAGCACGGCTGCCATCGGAACCCATCCACCGGCGCAATCGTGTGCAAGTGCCCGGACATGTGAGTAGCATGGCGACGCTCGATTCCCGCGAAACTCGCCCGCTGACCAGTCGTGAGATCTGCAAGGTCATTAGCGGCGCGTTGTGCGGCGCCGTGCAGGCGGGCGCCGACCCAGATGCCGCACTGGAGCATCTCCGCAGCCTTCAGGATGTGCTGTTCGGAAGGCCTTTTGCAGATCATGGCCACCTGTCCGCAATTCCCAGTCCGGACCCCGAATGGTGCGGCGCCATCGGCGGGCTAATAGGGGCCATGATGGGATGGTGTCGCGCCCGAGATATGGAGGTCGCTACCGACTGGATCTGCGAGCACTGGGGAGACCTCATGGCGACGGCAGCTCGAGCTCGTCTCATCGCCGAGATCCGCAACACGGGCAGTATTCAGCGTCCGGCTAGCGGCGCTCGCCATCGAACCGGAGGAGCGCGATGATGACCAAACGCCAGAGAATAGCTCGACTCCGGGTGATCCGAATGCTCGTGGAAGGTCCCACGGAACCAGAGCCGACAGTCCTCGACACCTACCAGGTCAGCGATGACGAGGTGCTTGATCATGCCGAGGATCCGCAGGTCGGCGCTCGGTGGGTGGCGCGTGCGCGTCTGCAGATCGATCCGAGTCCCAGGCTCAAGTAACCATGAAAATCCACCGTGCAGAGACTGTCATCCGCTACCACATCACCTTCGACCCGCACGAAGCCAAGATGCTCGACGAACATCCGACGCTGAGAAGCAAGATCCACATCCGCCCAGATCGCGGAGGTGGTCGGTACTCGCGCGGTGCCGACGCGATGCTGACTAAGTCGGACATCAACGAGGCGTGCGACGCGCTCGGTGTCAACGGTCGCGAGTTCATGTCGCGCTATGCCGACATCGCGACGCCTTCATCGGTGAGCGTGTCGCTCGGTCTGTCAATTTCAGGCCCCCCATCTCGAGCAACGAAAGGGAACCATGTCTGACTACACGAAACGCGGCGTCATCGGCGAGACCGTGCCCACACTCTGGTTCGACAGCCGCGGCTGTGGACCCGACCATCTCGCGTTCGAGTTGTTCCACTTCCCGGCCGAGATGGACGGCGCAATCCCTGTCAGCCTCGGCCTGCGGATCAAGCCGTACGATCTCGTCATCGGCGCCCGAGCGCTGGTCGACGGAGGGTTCAACCTCGGCCGCGAACAGGTCGAACTGCTGCATCGTCAACTCGGCGAGTGGCTCCAGGCAAACCCGCCGCCGGCCCCCAAAGCGACCCGACCCTTGTAGTTCGGAGGGCGCCCGGGTACCCTGCTACCGAAGGCGCGTTCTTCCGGGCCCGCGCCACGGAGCAACAATGGCGAGATCCCGACTGCACCGCCGGTACGTCAAGAAGACCTTCAAGGCGAACCCGCCACTGCTTTCGGACCTCGTGGAGTTCGTGGTGCCGGGGTTCGGGGGGTTCGCTGCCACCCGCTTCGTGACGCGCGTCGCCATGACCCAGGTCGCGCAGCGAGCCCCATCCTGGGGCAAGCACGCCGGCGCGGTCGCCTCGGTCGGGTCGTTTCTGGCGGCGTGGTTTTTGGCCCACAAGTGGAGGTTGCTTGAGAAGTGGCACACCCCAATCGTGGTCGGCTCGGCGATCGCGGCCGGGCAGTCGCTGCTCCAGATCTACGCCCCGAACCTCTTGGGGTGGATCGTGTCGGACGCGACACCCGAGCTCGCGGCGGGCGCCGCCCAGAGCGCGCTCACCGCACCAGATCAGCAACTGGCCCAGTTGCACCTGCAACCGACCAACGAGGACCCGAATGAATTCACCTACAATGATTCCTACGACGCGGGCAGGTACAGCGGTCAGCAGGGACCGAACTCCATGAAGGTGGGCCCCATGCCGCCCACCAACCAGCCCCACCAGTCCCCGCCGGCCACCGATGGTTCGGATCTGGCGATCGATGACGCGATCGGCACCGCGAACCTGGGCGTGTTCGCCAACTAGGAGAACGTGAATGTACTTCCGCAAGCAGCAACGGGCGCTCTCCGGGGTCTCGACCACGTTCCCGGTCACATGGAGGCCGCGCGTCGCGTTTGGCGCGCTGGGGTCACTGGGGGATGACACAACTGGCGCCACCTCCATCACCGTGCCGACCCTCCCAGCGCCAGGGCCGGACCCAGCGACGTTACAGTGGCAAGCCAACGTCCTGGGACAACTCCAGGCCGGTGTGGCCGAAATGAAGCGGGGCGACACAATGAAGCTCCTCCAGATATTGGCCACACTGTCGATCCCGCTGGCGACCGTGGTCTGGAAATGGATCTTCAAGCGGGGGGCGACCGATATCGGCACCGGGGTCTAGGGACGGACTTCTAACCATGGGTCCCGCCCAGTTTAGGGTTATGATCAGCGCATGCCACGCCTACCTGGGTACCCTGAGCGCATCGACTCCACCCTGTACGACGCGTTCTCACCGAAGGACATGTGGGGCGGCGGTCCCCAGAGCCCCACGATCCGGCTGTTCGACAACCGGAACGTCGGAAACGCAGCGCTGACCAACCTGCAGCAGGGTGGCCAACTGGAGTACGACCAGACCTACGTCATCCTGACTTGGTACGCGCGCACCAACGTCACCGACGTGTGCCGGTTCCAGAGCGGGGCGCCCTACCGAGGCGACGCGCTACCGTCGATGGACGTCATCCGCGCATGGGACGCGTGGGCGCACGCGACGACCGCTGAACTGGTCATCGGATGCAAGCCAATGGCAACCCGCCCACTCGCCGAGCTCCTGGGGTCGCGGATGTTCGGCAACGCTTGCGGCAATCCCGGCCCCGAGAGGGACGACATCGCGGTACTCGCCGAGAAGATGTGGCGACGACATCTCGAGGTCGCCACCATTGGCGCCGAGGAGCGCAAGGCGATGAAGGGGGCGAAGTTCAGCGATCTCCGCACGGCCGAGCGCAAGGTCTGGCTGGCTGCCGCCAGCGTCTACCCGTTCACTCGTCCGGTCATCGTTCCGGTGCGCCAGAACTACTCCGTGCGCCTGCGCAGCGACCCTCAAGCGCTGACCGCCCTGCTTCAAATCATGCCGGAAAACATCGCCCCGCGACCCCTGGTCTGGGTGCATCTGGATGGGGTGCTCACACGTAGCGTGTTCTGACCCGCGAGCCCGTATGGACGCGGCCCCATGATAGGATTCGTCCATGGCGCGCACCCCACCATCTGCATCCGCAGTCCCATCGAACCGCCAGCCCCGCGAGGATGGCACCAGATACCGCGTTCGTGACCGTGAAGGCGACCCGCCCACGGTCTGGGATGACGGCAACGGCCAGGGACTGACGTACCAGCAGGCGCTCGTCGCCCGTGACCGCGTGAGCGCATCGAAGAAGAGTCGCAGCACCGTGATCGAGCCCATGCCAGTCGTGAGCGAGGCCGATCCGGTTGGGTTCGACGACTTGTCGATCTCCCCGGAGGTCGCGCCGCCCGGCGCGCGCGAGGCAAGCGCTGGGACCGACTACCAGGTAGCGGCCGCGTTTGGTCCGACGCAGATCCAAAGCGATGGCGTGGTCAACTCGATCCCGGGTGGTCACCAGCTGCTGGTAAACGGCCATGCCCAACCGGTGCCAGCCCGGGTCCACAAGGGCGACGCCGTCGAGTGCCGATCCTTGGCGCCAGCGGTGGCCTCCGCTCACGCGGCCGCCACCGCCGCAGTCGCGCAGGTCATTCAGCAGAGGCGCCGCATCCCGATGGACGTGACGGTACGCCAGTCCGCACCGCGCGTCGTGCCGCCGCCGCCCGACCGCACCGTGTCGAACAGGCCGGTGGTGGTCAGGTTGGGTGCGCCATCGCCCACGCCGCCCAGGCCGCTCCCGTCGCCGCTCAAGGTAGCCACGCTCGAGGATGGCGAAGCCCTGCCGGACGACGCCATCACGGACGCCGATCTGCCGGAGGTCGCGGGCGATCTGGGCGGCGGCCCCAGCGATGCGGATGTCGCGCACGCCAGGAAGCAGGCAGAGGCGGAGCGGGCGGGGTAGTCCAGCCGTTCACGCGGCACGATCGGCGACGTGGTCTTCGCGGACCACGATCCGAACCACGGCGTGTCCGACGCCCGAACCAAGCCCCGGAACGGCGTGAACCGTTCCGGGGTCGGACAGAGCACCCTTGAACTCCCCTCCCAGGGGTAGTACGGTGAGGCCCATGGCATTCACCGGCTCCGCCACCATCAAGCAGATCTCCGACCGTATCGTCCGGATTACGGGGCTGTCGCTGGCTGGCAGCGCGACCGGGACCATCGGTTTGGCGGGCGCCACGGGCACCCCGCCCGACGTGAGGCTCCCTGTCGCGTTCCAGCCCAGCGTGTACACGTACGGCAACCCAGGGTCTGAGGTGACCCTGGCCGATTCGGTGCATATCGAGACCCAAAACACTGGGTCGGGCGGCATCGACAACAGCAAAACAGGTTCGACTGTTGCTGACTTCCGCATCAGTCTGCATAACACGAGCGGCTCGGCCACGGCGAACTCCCTCGAGATGTACGTCTCGTTCCACGATTGAACGCCTACCGATTGCCCCAATAAGGGCAGTGGAATGTCCGCGCATGGCCGCTCGGCCTCGGGAGGGGAGTGACGTCCGAACCCCCCGTCGGCAATGGCCACCTTACGTTCAATCGATCCGGACGGTGAGCGAAGCCATCGGCTCTCGCGGGATCAGATCCTCCCATGAGTAGGCGTAGCGACCGACGTGAAGGAGTCGCGGTCTGGTGTCGACATGGATCGGGATTCCAGCCTGAGCGAGGCGGTGGCAGAACGACCAGTCTTCCGCAAGGTATCGCTCGATGTCGCCGTCCCGAACGGTCATCGGTTGGAAGTACGGTGCCATCCGACGCCCGAAGTGACCGATGACGTTTGGATCCACCAGGAGCTTCTCGGCGAGGGTACTGTATACGATGGCGCGGGTCAGCAAGAATCCCGTGGCCGCATACTGGATCTCGAAGATTCCGCCGCCCTCGCCGAGCACCACGGATGTGGTACTCGGCTTCCACCGGACGGCGAGCTCTCGTTCTCCTTTCTTGGGATACACCCCGCCAATGACCGGGAGGTCGGAGCACCTCAGTCGATCAACATCGTCGGGGTTGAAGACGACATCGTCGTCGATCCAGAAGAGTTCTCGGAAGCCGTCTGCCAGTGCGTCGGTGGCCATCTGGCTTCGTATCTGATCAATCGACCACGGCCCGGACATGATGCGCAACTGGTAACCGCGCTGGGCTAGTGTCTTCAGTCCGATCTCGCACGCCGGATCGATCCGGCCTCGAGATGGAACCAGAATGCAGCATTCCTTGGGGTCTGAATTCATCCATCCAGTATAAACTGATGTCGATGAAGATCATCGACGCCCGCAGCGGGCAGGAGATGGCGATCGGCCAGACGGTCACATACCCGGAGGGCACGTCGCACACGCTACTTCAGGTCGAACCCGGTATCCTGACGTCGCGAGCCCTGGTTCGCGGGACTGGCCGGCGGCGTGCCTCAGGCTGCCGCCGCAACATCCCGCCACACCGCGGGGTCGGTCTCGCAGGCCCAGAACGCCAGCGCGGCGCGCGCGTTTTCGCGGCCGGCGACCACTGCCAGCCCATCGGCCGCCGCCGCCAAGAGTTCGGTGGCCTCGCCGGTTGCCTCTCCGGGCGCTGGCCCCACAGGGGTCCCCAGAAGCGCCAGCTTCGCGCAGGAGCGCTGCATCGTCCCCAGGCCGTGCTTGGTGGCCACCAGCCGAACGACGCCGGAGAGCGCGCAGGCGGCGCCCTTCGGGCCCAGCGTCGAACCGCTGGTCTGTGGCTGATTCACCGGGGCGGCGAGGGTCCGTAGGTGGTTGAGGTCATGGCTGGTCAGCATCGCGTGATCTCCTTGATGCTCAAGTTGCATGTAGGAGATCGATCCGTCAAGTGGGTATTGACAGCGGAACGCTAACCGGATCCGGATGCGACCTTGCCGGGACACTCGGGGCTGCGACTGTTGTGTCCCGGCCGGCCACAGGTCGTGCAGTGGCAACGGCGGCGTGGTTCCTTTGGTTTCCGGGCCTTCGGATCCTGGCAACCGATCACCACGCGACCGGGTGCGCCATCCAGGTCGAACACGATGGTGGCCGACATCGATGGGGTCGGCAGGCCGCTACTCGGTGGGTCGGCTGACATCTTCGCGCACCCTTTGAGCGGCTCGCTGGCGGGCCAGGATAGGCAGGATGACCAGGTTCATGGTGCGGGTGAACTCCTCGGTGGCGACGCGGGAGACGGCGATGTCACGGAAGACTTCGACCATGGCATCGCTCCGCCGCCCGCCGATCTCCGCGACCGTACCGAGTTCCTCGACGAGACCGCTGGCCTTCCTGTGCTCCAGCCCCGAAAGCACCATGACGACGTCCGCGCCCCGGAATTCGAACGGGTAGGGCGGCACCGGCGGACCGGCGTCCACTTTCACTGCGGCGCCGGCCTTCTCGAGGGACTTGAGCCAGTTTTGTAGTTCCCGGGGTGTCAGGAGTCGGTCGAGTTGGCGCTGGAGTTCCTCGCCAATGCGACCCGCGAGATCGCCCTCGTCGATGGACATCACAGCGCCGGGGCGCTTCGCCCGGAGCTCGCGGATCCGCTTCATGAGATCGAACTTCCACATCTCCCACTTCTGGGCGCGCTCCAGTAACTCGGTTCCGTCCTTGTCCCACTGGCCGATCTGCATGACAGCGGCAAGTCGGGCGACGATGGTGCGAGCCTGGGTGGTGGCGTCGCGGAGCTCGGCTGCCTGGGCATGGTCGTGGGCGATCGCTTGGCCCAGCGACTTGCCAGTGGACAGGTACTTGCTGCCAGACTCGGCCTCGACGTCGGCGCCCTGGTTCTTGACCCGAACAATCTCTTCGTGGATGGCGCCAAGCGCCTCGCCGAGCGCCATGCCGTCGAGATTGAGTCCGAGTTCCTGGGCGATCGACGTGACCGTCGAGTCAGTCGCGAACGGACCATCGGCCGGGAACGGCGAGTCTCCAGAATCTCGGCGGACCAGCGCGCTGCCACCGCCGTCCTCGCGTGGTTTGGTGAGCCCCTGCGCCTCCATGCGCTCGATCTGGTCGTCGACATGCTCGTCGAACGTGTCCCACGAGCCAGGGACCGGCCTGATGCGACGCCGCGGGGAGGGGATGGGGGGGATGTCGGAGGCCGGCTTGCCCGCGTCGATCGGGGCGATCATCTTGCTCCGAAGTGATTCCAGGAACCGCTGATGCCATTCCAGTGCGTCGGCGATGGTGGTCGGCGGTGCCGGGCTGATGCCCATCGTGTCACCGATGCTGCGCAGCAGATGACGGGCGGCGGCGTTCTCGGTCTCGAGTTCCCTGATGCGGTCGGTCTTCTGTCCCATATCAAACTCCTTTCAATCGCGAAGAAGGTATCACTTGTCGCGCTTCGCCTGTTGGGCGCGCGGTCCAGTTCCTGTCCCGTAATGGGAATCCGGCACGATCGTCGGCGACGGAAGCCCGATCGCCTCGCGGTCATCAGCGGTGGCCGTGGCGAGGTCCGCCATGACCTTCAGGTAGTCGGCGTGCTCGCGCCGGATCCGGCGGGCCGATTTCTCGTGGCTGCGCCGGCGAGCGCTACGCCAGCGGGTGTTGGGCTTCACAGAACGTGGTGGTCGAGTGGACAGCATCAGACTTTCTCCTTTGTTGGTTGCGCCTCGTCCTGACTGATATGGCCCACGATCACTTGGCGACACTGGCCGTCGCGCCCAACGGTGATGCGCTTCCATCCGTCCGGATCAGCGGTCACCTCCGACAACAGGAAGCGGGCTCTCTGGAGACGCAGGCTGTCGGGGACTTGGTCGGACACGATGCCCACGTCATGCCACGTGGGCACGTACCAGCGCCCCGAGCCGCAGTAGCAGAGTTGGATGCGGTATATGAACCGTCGCTGGATCTCGGACCACGGGCCGCGCACCGCCTCGTGGACGACGACGTGAGGCTGCCCAGCGTGTGGGCCCTCAGTGAGGGTGAACGAGGCCTCCCAGCCTCACCGCTTCCTCGACGGGTTGCTGGCCCCGTAGCGGCGGTTCACGAGGCCCTCTTGCCACAGCGCCCCCAGCGGCGCTGCCCGGGGTGTTGTTTGCTCCATGCGATTTGGACGGCCTGAGCGGTGATGTTGAACTTCTCGCCGGCCTCCTTGTAACTGGCGTTGTTGGCTTCAGCCCACCGCGCCGCCTTCGCGGATGCCGAGTTCGGATCTGGCTTGCGACCTCGCGTGGTGGTGGGCGGGGATAGGTGGTCAGCGATCTTGCGGGTCGGCATGGTGCCCTCCCTTCGGCGGTTGGATGGTCTTCGCCGCCCTCACGTCCCGGATCGCCTGCTGGACGGTGGCAACCCACTGCTCGGCCGTCTCCACGCTCATGGCGAATGTGTCGATCTTCGGGATGCGGCCTGCCATCAGTGGACTCCTCTTGGGTGCGCCGATGACGATGCGGACCGACTCGGGGAAGTTTGGGCTGGGGTCGGTGTTGGCGGTCACCGCCAGAACGCCTGCGTTCTCGCCCTCGTCGCGGACGATGCCTCCTACATGGTAGGTGATGCTGTGTTCGTCTTGCTCGGCCAACTCGAGCGTGGGGCCGCCGCTCAACTGGCGCGCGTACATCCGCTCCATGAGGTCGAGGTTCCTCATGTAATAGGCGACGATCTTGTCGCCCATCCGATCGATTGCGCGCACGATGGTCTCCGCGTCCGTCGGGTGGCCCGGTTCCACCGGTTTCACCGATGCCGCGCTGGCAATGCGTATGGCGTGCTTGAAGATCGGAGATCCCTCGCGGAGCGACGCCTCGACAACGCCAGCGTAGCCGCAGAGCTCCGCCAGCGCGGCGGCATGCACTCGGTCGAAAAGTGATTTATCGGTCATCTCGTCCTCCGTCAGGGTTCCGCACGTTGATGCAGGTGCCGTCCGGCACGTAGTAGTGGATGGTGGTCGGCCAGGGGTTCGAGGTCGCGGGCCTCTGGCGCTGCTGCTTCAAGTGGCGCAGTTCGGCGCAGCACCACAGGAGCGCGGCCAAAATGGAGGCGAGCAGGAGGCGCGTCACGGGCCCCACCCCATAAACGCGCCGACGCACCATGCGATACCCAGGATGATCACGCAACCTATCCACAGGCCGACTGTCTCGCGGACCCCGTCCCAAACGAGTTCGTCGATGGACTTGTCGTCCTCGGTCTTAGTCCCGTTCCTGGTGCTCTTGTGGACCACGAAGCCAGTGATCGTGGCGACTCCGAACCATGCTCCCATTGAGGGCCCATGCCCGTACTCGCGGGCGAGAAACCACCGCCACAGGCACTGCATCATCCAGGACTGGATGAGCGCCGTAGCCAGGGAGGAAACAGCGATCCACGCGAGTATTCCGAGAGCCCTGATGGCCTTCCTCATGATGTGCACCTTTCAGATCCAGGGAATGGGTTGCTGGTCGGCCGGGATGCGGTGCTTGCCGCGGGCCATCGTATGCTTGGGGTTGCCGAAGATGGTCAGGCCGAGGTGGTGTAGCGCGACGTTGCTCAGCTTGAGCGTCGGCAATCTCGCGCGCCTCGCGTGTCGTCTCGAAGATGTCCGCGGAGCCGACGGTGATCGCCATGACCGAGGTCACCGGCGCACCCTTCACGGCGGCGTCCAGGGGCGCCAAGCAGTACGGATCGGGCACGGCCCCAATGTGACACGTGGAGCACGAGCGCGTCCGGGGCGGCCGGCCGTCGAACAGCGCGCGGTCGCCAGCGAAGACCATCTGGCGCAAGGCCTCGCAGTCCGCAAGGTCCATGGCCTACGCCTCCCTCTTGATGGTGCCGATGTCGATGATCGTGAGCCCCTTGTCTTCCGTGCTCCAATCGGAGGGCGGTGGGATCATCGAGCAGGGCGCGACCCGCGCCCGGAGCCGTGCCGCCCAATACTCGTGGTAGCCATCGAACGCCAGCGCGATGACCCGGTTCTCGTGGCACGGCGCCGTCCATGAGCAGGAACGCAGATCCGCGCGGGTCGCCCTGGCCTCGTCATCGACGATCCGCGCCCATCCCTCGCCGAAGGGTCCGGCGTAGGCGACGTAGGCCGTGATCGCCTCGTCCTTCACCAGCACGCGGAAGCGGTGGATGGTGTTGTGCTCGTCGCCGTCCTCGGAAAAGAACGTCACGGCGGAGAACTCGATCGCGAACCCCTTGGACATGCTCTAACTCCTTGAAATCACGTGGTTATGGTGGAATCGTGATACTAAATTACTATTTAGTATCATCCAGGAAGGGCCCTGATGCAAACGCCTGCACCCTGACTAAATCCGCCGGGGACAGTTCAAGCAGTGCGTGGCCGACCGCCGCTGGTGCTGGGTCAAGTCGAGTGTGCAGCAGGCCCAAGGCGTAACCAGTGCGAAACGCCCTCTCGGGTGTGGCGAATCCCATCCGCACCAGCGTCGCCCACGCCACTTCGATCTCAGTCTCGGGACACCACCATGTGTGTTCGCCACGCCGAAGGCACTTCCCGCATCGCGTGATAGCGGTCATGGGGATCAGGTTCCCCCCACGAACACCCCGACATCAGGACCCAGGTGCGGGCGGACCTGGTCAACGACCATCCCGTCTTGCACGGCCAGCAGCGCGCGGCGGCAGTGCTTGAGCACCCAGGGTAACCAGTGCAGCGACAGGTTGAGGGACGCCGTGCCGCCAGCGACGATGTCAGGCGGGACCGCCCAGTCGGCGATCGAGCCGAGCGTCACCACCAGTCGGATGAACAACCGCTTCAGGCGGTCCGGGTACTCGCCGGTGCCGCGCGCTGACCACGCGCCGTTGTCGAGCGCGATGCCCAGGTCCTCGAAGCCCTCGGTACTCTGCACCCCGGCCGCCGAAACGAGCAGTCGCCACCCGAGCTCGCGGAGCCCAGCAAGGTTCCGCTTGGTCCCCGTGCGCACGGCGTAGGCGATCAACTCCGCCATCACTCGGTCGCCGCCTTGGATGGGCGGACGCGATCGCCGCCCTTCACCCACCGCTGCAGGGACTCCGGACAATGCAGGCCGATCTTGTACATCTGCTCGACGTCGCCGATCGCGAACAGTTCAGCCGCGCGCAGGCCGAATCCCGCGAGGTGCTGGCGGATTGCCGCCCGCTCCGCCCACGCCTCGAACAGCGCAGCGGCGCTGAGGCCGTGGCGAGCCGCGAGCTGCTGCAGGAACTCTCGCATCACGACCCCCGGAACGAGACGCCCTGGGCCTCCAGCGCGGCGCGCACGCGTGCGTTGGTGAACAGGTGCTCTTGCTTCAGATCGTCGCCCCAATCGAGGACCGCAGTGGCAACCAGTCCAGCCTTGCGCCGTCGCTCAGCGTACGCGGTCGCGTACTCCTGAGATTCCCACCGCGACACGCCGATGGACGCGTGGACGGTCCACCCCTCCCCTGAGGAACCGGCGATCAGCATGACCACGGCCCAGCGTCCGGTGTTGTTCCAGTCGAGCCCATCGACCCAGATGCGCGGCCGGCTCTGGATGTGCTGGTTGACGAGCTCGACCGGGCCGGTGGTCGCCTCGTGGATAACGGCAGCGCTGTAGACGGTCCCGCAGTCGATACACTCCAGGCGGTATCGAGCGCGCCCCGAGTGGAAGCCCGTCTCGGCAGTCGTGGTGATCTCGATCATGTGCCCGTTCTCGCGGATCAGGCGCTGGGCGCCTGGCGTCCTCCCGGGGAGGTCGGCCTCGGTCATGGGACGAAGATCCGTTCCGTCGAAGTCTTCGCCGCCTGCATCGTCTCGATGAACCTGTCGATTCGCTGCAGGTTGATGGCGAGTCGCCCGATCCTGGGGAAGACCTCGTCCTGCGGACACCCGCCGTCATGGAACGCCTTCCCGCAGGTGCAGGGGTCACGGCGAGGCGCTCCGATGTCGACGAGGACCGAGGACGGCTTGGAGGTGAGGCCGTTGTTGAACATCGCGATCGCGACGTTCTCCACCCACCCCACGGGGATCCGCCGGCGTGGCGCCCTGGGACCGGAACTGTCATTCGCGAGGGCGATATCGAACAGCCATGCATCGGTCGGGTCGTGCCGCTTCTCCGTGTCGCGCGCGGACCACGGAACCATCACCCGCCCGGGAACGGGACGCGACAGCACCTGATCGTGCTCCCACTGCGCGCGACCTCGAGTCGCCAGTCGAACTGCCCTGACATGAACAGGCGCAGGGAGCCGAAGATCTGGGCTCAGGCCGTGGTTGTCGCCCCACAGCAACTCTGCCTCCACGGAGACTTCTCTTGGGTCAACTCCCGGCGGTTGCCATGACACCAGCGCCGTGGATGACCAGTCCGCCTCATGATGGATGTGAACAATGCCGTCGGTCGTTTGCATCGCGATCTCCTTGTTCGATTCAGCCAAGCCCCAGGCTCGCCTGCGCCCCCAGCGGTGAGCATTCCGCTGGCAACCTCGACGTGGCCATGTGGAGCGCTACGAGGCCGCCCGCCGTCCGGGGGGGCTTACCATCGCAGATGCACACAGGGCGCATGGTGCCCCCGGCAGGGGCCTTCCCGGACACGTGGAATCCCGCCTTCAGGAAGCAGCGCCCGGGATCCCGCTTGTGCTTGGTCTTGGACGGGTCGATGAACGTGATGATGCCCTCAGGCGGCGGCTCCCAGTAGAACCTCGTCGCTGCCAGCGCCTCGACGATCAGGTCCGAGGACAGGAAGAGGTCACGCCGCTGGTTGCGGAACGCTGAGCACACCCAGGTACCGGGCCATGCGTGCTTCACGTACTCGCCGAACGGCCACGAGGTCACCCACAGCGCTGCGGCGTCCACCTGGTGGTCGTGGATGACCAGCACCACGCACCGGCCGGGCGGCACGAACTGGTTGGCGCCCACCTTCTGGCGGTTGTAGTGGTTGTCGGCGATACGGCGCCCGGCGGGGTCCGCTCGCCATGACTCGCGCCAGCGCATCACTCGAAGTTCCTTCGCCAGTTAGGGCCAAATATTTTTTCGACGAACGAGATCGCGACCACGCGCGGCGAGCCACACGTACTCCGACCACAGCACCGCACATCGGAATCTTGTTCCCAGCCACAGACGGCGCATACGAATGGTCGCCCCGGATCTGCTTCGTCATCGAGCTCGCCGCGGCGCTTCTCGCGGATCGCCTCGGACGCCTGGGCGACCTCGACGGGGTTCTCGCTGACCGCCCGGTTCACCGCCAGCGGATCCGGGCGCTCCGCCATGACGATCTCGGCGGCCTGAGCCCAGTCTCGGTGCTCCTGACTTACCTCGGCATCCGGCATGTCGCAGATCCCCCACCGCATGCATCCGCCCTGCGGGGGTAGCGCGAACAGCGCGTACTGCTTGCCACCATGGTCAGTGCGTGCCCACTTCACCACCGCATCGATTCCGGTGAACCCCTGGCGCTGGGTTTGAAAGAACGATGCTTCGTGCGTATAGCGCCCCGGTCGCTCCTCGTTTCGCTGTGCTCGAAGTGCTGTCATGTCCGCCTCGAGTCGGCGGATCTCATCAATGCGGTCGGGAGCATGCTCGGCGATGAGCGCGATCTCCTCCTTGCTGGCGAAGATGCACGGGTAGCACCCGACGCGGTTGTGGCCCCGCTGGTAGAGCGGGTTGACCTTCACGCCGTGGCGGTTGTGAATGGTGAGCACGTCCTCGATGGTCCATTGCAGCAGAGGGCGCCACACGTAGCCGCCCCACGAGCGCTGACCTTCGGGCTCGTCCTCCCACTCCGCCATCTTGGCCCTGGACTCGCTCTCGGCGGCCCGGATGCCCATGGCACTCACCGTCTCCATTCCGGTCTCTTCGATCAACCTGTCATGGTAGGCACGCAGCGGCTCAATCTTGAGCTCGCGCGTGCACCAGCGCTGCATCCGGCCGGGGAATCCGGCACGATGCGCGATGCGAGCGCGCATGCCGCCCTCCACGCCCACCACCACGATCTCGATGCCGAGCTTCTCGCGGAGGTAGTCCAGGTAAGCGTAGGTCTCGGGCGCCTCCCATCCGGTGTCGGCGAACGCGAACCGCAGCATGTGGCGTGGAATCTCGCCTCGCTCGACGGCCTCCAAGAGCGCCAGGATCAGCGCGGTGGAGTCCTTCCCGCCGGACACGGAGGCGACGATCATCAGCCCGCTGTCGATCAGTATCTTGGCAGCCTCGGCCGGGAGCGTGATGATGCGCGCGCTCATTGTGGCGCCTCGGTCTCTGGAGCCGTTTCGTCTATGGCTGGGTCCAAGGAGATGCATCCGCGGACCTCGGCGATCATGGACTGCAACTCCAGCAGTTTCGCGAAGAGTAGCTTTGGGGCGATGACCATGTCGGACAGCAGTTTGAGACCTCGACGCGATGTGGGAACCGCCATCTCCACCGTGGTCACCCGGCCGGTGCACCCCTGGCGGTTGACACAACCGCGACGCCGCCGGACCTGTCCGTCGCAGGTCCTCGTTTCAAGGACGTAGGTATCCCCGGAGCACACGGGACAGGCGATTCCCGTCATCTCCGTCCCCGCGGCGACCCTCGTCGCTTATGCGTAGTCTTCGCCGAAATCAGCGCCTGTTCGATGCCTAGCGCCTCGTCCATCGCGGTCGACTTGACAGCGTCAAGCGCCAGCCGCTCAACGTCCGCGAATGACATCCCGGCCAGTCGTTTGGGCCATGCCTTCCACGGTGGCGGCGACAGCTTGGTAATCGTTCTGGTGTCGTAGCGCTCTACCAGCCGCTTCAGAAGCGCCGCTGCCTGGATGGCGGTGGGCCTCGGGAACGATCTGGTCAAACCGGCGCTCCATGGCCACGTCGAGCATGTCCTGGTGGTTGGTTGCGGCGACCAGCAGGGAAGGGGAGGGGCGAGCCTGGACCGCGAACCCCTCGAGCATGACCAAAAGCGAGTTCGTGATGCGGTTCATCTCCGCGACGTCATTAAGCCGGCCGTTTCTCGCGCGCCCGATCGCGTCCACCTCATCCAGGAACAGGACCACGCGCTGAGCGTGGGCGAAGTCGATCACCTTGCGGAGGTTCTTGGAGGTGTTCCCTAGGTACTGGTCGATGAGGCCATCGAGCCGAACAACAACCAGCGGAATACCCAGCGCCAGCGCTAGGCCACCGGCCGCCACGGTCTTGCCGCATCCGGGCGGCCCCCGGAACAGGAGGCGGTTGGCCGGGCGAAGGCCGCGCGCCTGCAGATCTGCAGCCCGGTAATTCTCGGCCAGGATGCGATCCAGCGCGCCGCGGGGCTCATCCGGCAGGACGAGATCGGTGAGCGGACGGAGATCCTTGACGTGGTCCAGGAGGCTCGCATCCTCGCCGAGCGGCAGGAGCATCGCCTGTTCGATCTTGCGCGTGGCCATGAGTCCACTCACCCGTGCGACGTCCACGAAGGCGCCGGCAGGTACGCCCTTTTGGCGGTCTCTTTCTCGATCCGCGTAGAGAACAGACCCTTGAGCTTGTTATACGCCGGGGCGAGGTCGCGCGGACTGAGTTGTCGTCCCATGAGCCACGCCACGTAGATCTCCGCGGCGGACACTGTCATCAGGCACTTCGTGAAGAGTTCGGCGTCACCCGGGAATTCGATGCCGCCGGACACCAGGGAGACATCGATCGGCAGGGCGCACGCCACCAGCAGCGAGCACGTCAGAATCCCCGCCTCCGAGACCGGCGCGCCGCAGTCGATCGCGCGATGGTCCATTCCGCGCAGCGTCGGCGCCATGGCCAGCACCTCGAAGGCCTTGGGCCCCGAGGCGAACAACAGCGGATCTCGGGATGTTCCGGTGGCAGCGTCGTTGACGCAGGCGGCGATGCAGAGTGCGAGCGCGAGAATTCTCATGAAGAGTTCCCTTCTATCTTGATAGTGGCAAGCTGCGTTGTGCCGTTCGTTCCTTGGCGAGCTCAGCGTACTTGGGGTTGATGTCGAAGCCGATCCACAGCCGCTCGTGCTTCTCTGCGACCTGACCCGTGGTGCCCGACCCGAAGAACGGATCCAGCACGAGGTCACCGGGGCGAGAGCAGGCCAGGATGCAGGGCTCGATCAGATCGGGCGGGAAGGTGGCGAAGTGGGCGCCGGCGTAGGGCTGCGATGCGACGGTCCAGACCGAGCGCTTGTTGCGGATGTCAACCTCATCTCGCTCACGCGATGACGAGCGCCGGAGTTGATGTTCGGCGGTCTTCCCGGTATCGAAGCGCGATCCGGCTGCACCGCGTACGGCAGGCTCCGCGATCGCGTCCGCGTCGTAGAAGTACGACGCGCTCTTGCTCAGCAGGAAGATCTGCTCGTGCGCCTTCGTCGGCCGGTCCGTGACCGACTCGGGCATCGGTGACGGCTTGTGCCAGATGACCTCGCTGCGGAGGTACCAGCCATCGGCGCGCAGCGCGAACGCGGCCATCCAGGGGATGCCGACGAGGTCCTTGTGCTTGAGGGCGCCCTGGTGACCATACTTGCGCAGGTTCTTTGGGTCCACCGACCCCTTCGCTCTCCGCTTGGCGTTGCTGGTCCCCTCGAGAGTCGACTGCTCGGCGCCTCCCGGTCCGCGAGGGTTCGTGACGTAGCAGTCCCCCATGTTGAGCCACAGCGCCCCGTCATCCCGTAGCACCCTGCGCACTTTCTCGAACACCTCCACCATGACCGCCACGTATTCCTCCGGGGTGCCCTCAAGTCCGATCTCGAACTCCTTCATCGGATCGTCGTCATCGAGGTACGAGCGAAGTCCCCAGTAGGGCGGCGAGGTCACGCAGGTCTGTACGCAGCGGTCGGGGAGTCGCTTGAGTAGCGCGCGGACATCGCCCGTGTAGTGCGCGGAGATCGTAGGATCGATCATGGGGCGGCAGATCGTCATGGGCCCCCGGGCGGATCGGAGGTCGGCTCCTCCTTGTCGAGCGCATCCCGCTCGTCCTGGGATAGTGTCCACCAGAGCTGCTCCATCGCATCCAGGACGACTTGCTCCTCGTCTCCGGTGGCCTTGCCCGCCCTGATCTTGCGCAGGCGAGCCCCCAATCCGCGGTACTGAAGCATTCCAGGGGGCTCGATCTCTGGCACCACCTCCACTCCGCCCCTGGGGCCGATGGAGAACATGGTGAGCGCGCCGACCTTGCGGGTCCCCTTGTGGGCGATCTCGGTCTGCACCAGGATCATGAAGCAGTCGGGGCCCGACCCGATCGCGCGAACGATCCCAGTGATGAGGCGGACCATGTCGCCATCGGCATCCCGCGCGGAGCCCTTGGTCATCCACATGCTGACGGTGACTCGCTTGCCGAGCAGATCCGTGACGATGTTGATCATTGCGACATCCTCCTGCGCTGGCTCGCGCGAGTGAGTGAATCTCGCCATAGCACGTACCTGTGACGTGACCCGACGGATGTCATGGCGAATGCCAGCGCTACTACGTCGCAGACCGTCACGAGCCACAGCGGCTTCATGAGCAGCGCCATGACGCCGTTGCCTAGAAAATAGGCGACCATCAGGGTCGCGCAGACCCGGCCGCTCCGCAAGTACGGCCACAGAACCCGGTCGATGCGCTGCGTGATCTTCACGGTGACTTTCCACTGGCATCCCGCCAGCCCCAGATGACGATGAAACAGCCGATGATGGCGGCCCAGATCTGCCAAGTCACGGGTTGGTCCAGATCACGCCGTGCTTGGCATCGTCCTCGGCCGCAAGCGTGGACAGATCGGGTAGGAGCACCAGATCGTGCGGGATGTCGATGTCGTGCGTGTAGTCGTCCACGTATGCGTAGTGGGACGCCCATCGCAGTTTCGCGATATGGTCCGCGAGATCCCCGCGCTGCATGCCGCTGATCCAGCGTCGGAGTTGACTCGGCTCGGGATCGTCATCGAACGGCGGATGCCGAAGTAAGGCGTCACGCAACTTGGTCATCATCCAGTCCTCGTACGGCCTTGACCATCCAGCGCCCCAGAGGTCGCCTTTCGACAGCGAGAGGTTTCGGGTGCCGACGAACCCGTAGTCCGCGGACATCTCCCAGATCTGCTGTAGGCAGTCCCAGGAGTACACCACATCCCCCAGGAGCACGATGGTGCGCTGGTATCGGCGCCCCTGAGTCTCACGGAGCTCGAGGTAGCGAGCAAAGCCTTTCAGGGCCGAGTTTCCGGGCGCCGGCAACTCGAAACAGACGGTATAGATCGGCCACTGGCAGCGCGAGAACAACATGTCCGTGATAGCCATTGGCGCCACCACGGTGGCGGTGACCTGTGGCCAGAGCACGCTCAGTTGCCGCAGCGTCCTCGATAGGATCGGCGCACCACCGCACGTGGGCAGCGGCAAGAGCTGGCGGGGGCCTTGCTGGCCACCCATGCGACGCTCGGCGCCATGGGCCAGGATGATGACTTCGGTCGCCTCCAGCATTACCTAGCGCTCCAGGAACGGCTGGGGAACCATGCCCGCGATGTTGTCGACCGGAATCGTAAGCGAGGTCTTGAGCGACACCCCATCGCGAATCGGCAGCGGGGTCGCGCCATGCGTCCAGATCCGGTCGGTCTGGAAGACGACGCAGCCACCTGCAACCAACAATTCTGTCCTCGCGTCGAATGAGCGGACACCCACGATCTTGTCGCCGAGCTTCAAGAAAATCGGCGAGCGAAGCGACACGTGGTACTCGATGTCGGCATCAGGCTTGGGCACGGTGCGCGAACTCCTTCGTGAGATCAGTACGAGACGACGTTCCCGCCGCGCCGGCCGATGGTGCGCGACGCGTTGGGCATGTAGCGAGATCCCTTGCCGCCGCGCATCCTCCCACCGAACCGGCACGGTTTGGTGAGTACTAGGACCTCTCCGCCGAGATGGTCCGGGGCCCGGAGTGCGCGGCTCCCGACCGGGGTGTAGCCCAGTGCGACCAGGTACGCCTTCCGGCATCGAAAGGCCTCCTCTGGCTGCCCGTGGCCGTGGGTCTGCGAGGTCGATGTCAGGCCCGACGATGTGCCGATCTTGCTGCCTTGGCACAGCGCGGACGGGACGCCGCACGTGTACTTGTAACCGATTGGTCCTGTTCGATGTTCGTTCGCCATGGGGGATTTCGCTCAGTGAAGGGGAATGGCTGGACTTCCGCGCGCCTGGTCCAGATAGGGGTCGAGCCGAACTCGAATCTTTTCGTTCTCGTCTTCCTGCCACAAGATGTGGCGAAGCAAACTGATAACACCAGCGGTCGACACCCCACCGGAATCGGCGTTAACCGCAATCCGCGCCAGCGTCGTAATCTGTTCCTTGCTCAATTCTTTCGGTGTCAATTCGATATCCATCTCGGTCATCCCTTCACTTCAAAAGGCGTTGTAGTTGCCTGTGCGACATGGTGAGCGCCTGACGGCTCTGCTGGTCGGTCACGCGGATCGGCTTGACGCCCAGCACCTTGATCGTCTGGATCGCCACCACCTCCATGAGTTGCCCGCATCCCTCGCCGGGATTCTCGCCGCGACAGAGCACCTTGTGGCCAGTGTCCAGAAGCTGTTGGTTGTCGAGCTCACGGAAGTCATTGGGGCGACCGCAGTGCGGGCAGGGCACGCGGTCGATCGGCCCCCGGTTCCAAGCGGGCTGCTGGCGCGACTGGGCATTCGTTGGACGATGCCCCGGCGGCAATCGGTTCATGGACGTCTCCGCTTCCCCGGGGCGGCCCTGGGCCTCAGGAGCCTCAGCGCCTCGTAGATCCTGAGGCGAACCCACGTGGCTGGCTTCACTCCGTCCTCCGTCGCGCGGGCCTTCATCATTTCGTCCGCTCTCGGTGAGATCCGAGTATGGACCCCGACGCTCAACTCGTCCTCATCCGCGTCCGTGTCCGGTGTCCGCAACATGTTCTACAAAACTATACGCGCTCAGCGTCAACGTCAAGTATGATTCGCCCATGGCAAACGTCCAAGGCGACTACTGGCAGTTCTACGTGGAAGGAAGGTTCGAGAAGCGCCTCCTCAAGAACGACATCGACGAGGAGGCGATTGCGGAAGAGATGGTGAGCATGGGTACGCCATTGAGAGACGCGCTCCTCTCGGCGGCCTCTCGAGCGGCTGCTTCGTTCGAGAGCGGCAAGGCCAAGCGGGAGTGGATCAAGATCAACGACAACGAGATCAAGGCGGCCGGCGGCGACGCCGACGCGGCCTATGCCGCCTACCTGCAGGGCCGGACGGATGAACTCGCCTACACGCTCGAGCAGACCGTTTTGGAGGAGCTTGGCCAGCGGTTCGGGGGCGACGGCGATGATGACGGGTCCGACGATAGACACGAGGAGGAGGATGACGAGGAGGAGGAGGAGGAGGAGTGATCAAAGGACCGTGGCCGATGACGGCCGACAAAACCAGGTACGAGATCCCGCTGGAGCCGCCGTACCTGACACCAATGTACAATTGGCCCTCCCATGGCTGGGTACGCGTGGCGCTTCGGGTGAGCGCGGTGGACGCCGCCAAGGCTGGGACCCGCGGCCCCGGCCTGTACGGCACCATCACCGACCTCGACACGGGCGAGCGATATCTGCTGCAGGGGAGGCCATGCGAAGCGCCAGCCTGTTACTGCGACGCGGAGATCGTCGAGGTCACGACGACTGGATGATGTGCGGCGCGTCCACGGTCACTTGGCGCTGCACCGCCACGACCATGACGTCCTCGTAATCGAAGAACTGCTCAATCATCGAGATTCCGCCGCCGGGGATCACCGAGCCGCGAGACAGGAGTCGGAGCCCGCCCTCCGGCGTCTCGGAGAGCGCGCCCTCGAGCGTCACCGGCACTCCGCGAAGCATCACCCCGCACGCGAAGGCCGGTGCCTGATTGGGGAGCGGGGAGGGGTTCTCCTTGAACAGGCGCTGAATGAGGGCCCAGGACGGCGGCGGCGATGGCGGGGGAGTTGCGCCAGCAGGAGCCGCCAAGCGGTCCACCGCCGACTCCATCTTGGCGATGACGCCAGCGAAGGTCGGATCCCCCTCCATCATGCCCATCAGTCGATGGGCCACGCCCTCATTATCTGGCGCCGGTCCCAGTATCACTCCCATGAGCTCGAGCAAGCTCGACAACGCATCGACCATCGCTTCGTCGCGCAGGAACTCCGCCTCTCGTGGGAACGCCTCTCGGATCTCCTCCACGAGGTTGCGCACGATCATCCTGGAGGTCATGCCGTCCTGGCGCATGACGCCGATCGCGCCGGCGGCGCTGGTAACGGCGTCGGCCAGTACCATGGTCTGCGCGGCGAGGCGTCGCTTCCTGGTGAACTCATCTTCGGTCTGTTCGGTGGTCATGGTGTCCCTACGGTGAATTCGGTGGGTCGATGATAACGAGGTGGGCGAGCAGCGCTTCCACCGACTCGCAGATCGGCGTGACGCCTGTACCATCGATGTTCATATCGAACAGCTTGTACATCAGTTCGGGCTCCCGAATCTCAGGCGCCAGAACAACGACCGGTTTTCCCGCGCCCGCCATCCAGCCCGCCTCCAGGTGGGCCGAAAGCCCGCAGGGCAGGAGTAGTACGCCGCCGTCAGCCCACCGCATGGCCCCGACGTCGTAGCCAAATCCCTGTTGGGCGATGGGGTGCGCCAGGGCACGCCGAAGGCGCTGGGGCGTGAGGTCGGATTTCAGATCGGGATCGACGTTCGTCCAGTAGAAGCCGGTGTTGCCGGGCGCCGGCTTCTTGAAGTCGTAGACCTCATGACCGGCTGCGCGCAGTTGACTAAGGACTTCGGCCTGGTGTGGATTGCGCCACGAGGACGCGAGATAGATCTTCACCCTCTTGTTCCTTTCCTTGGGGTTAACAGCGTCAGATGGCCGCGCTGAACTCGGGCGGCGTGTCCTCGAGGTAGCGGAACACGATGCGCCAGACCATCGGATTGGACGTCCACGGCACATCGGGATTGATGTCGTTCCATCGTCCGCTGTAGGCGAGGAAGGCCGCCGCGCGGGACGCGTCCGAGCGAAAGCCGCCATCGTTATCGGCGAGGTTCAGACGGATCCAGTCGCCATCTGCATGCAGGCTATCCACCAGCTTGACGCGACCGGACTCGACGACCTCCACGCGGATGCCCTCGGATGCGCTGTGGCGCCGCAGGATCACCAACTGGTCCCCCTGCTTGAGTTCAACCCCCGGATCGCAGGGGATGTGGGCGAGCGTACGCATATGGCTGGCGATGTCCTCGCGCCATCGGGGGAACACGATCTTGTATTCGGCCATCTCGTTAATCTCCTTCTTGCCAGTGGAAAGACCTACGGCATGACCACGGAACGCAGCGGCTCGTAGTCAGGCCCGATTGGTAGCGGTATCACGGACGCGCGTACCGAATGATCGTAGGAACGCGCCATGGCTGACCAGAAGTCGCACGAGACGCGATCTGGCACCACCAGCGCCTCGTAGCGAAGCGCAGCAATGACCAAGTGAGACTCCGGGGGGAAGTGGTCCGCGATGAGGATGTTCCGCTTGCCCTCTGTGTAGAGCTCCTGGCGTCCGCTGGTTACCTCACCGGCGGGATCCATTGTGCCATCCGGCCGTCGCCTTGGCATCGTCACCCGCTGCTCCCAGACCCACCGCTCGGGAGCGCAGCACACCACGTTCACGTAGTCTTCGGTCATGGGCGTGGCCAGGAGCTGCGAATAGTGCTCCCAGCGGCCGGACATACTACCGCCCGTCATGGAGCCAACGCGTACAGGCGCGATGCGGAGTAGGCCGCTCAGGTACCCTAGGGCGACCATCCCAATGGGGGAGGAGTCGGTGGTGGCCAGGTAGCGGATGAAGCGGCGGGTCATCGCCAGATCCCCTCGATGACCTGATCGGACACGAGCACCTGCTGGTCCACGCGGCTGCGGAAGCATCGCGAGTAGCGGTCGTAGTACCCCATCACTTCCTCCAGAACAGGAGCCACACCGCCACGGCCGCGATCGCGACCTTCACCGGCATGGACAGGGCGCCTGTGGCGCTCTCCACGGCAGCGTCGTCGCCGACGTACATGAGTTGGTCGACGCCGCGGGCGGCGGGCTTGTGGTAGGTGATCTTCATGCCGCTCCCGGTGGCCTGTCACACGGGTCACCGATCGCGGTCACCGTCACGGTGCACTCGGTGAGGTCTACCGCCAGCGTCTCGCAGGCGCGGTCGATGGCTCCGGCCTGGCCAACGTGGGTGGGGACGAAAGGCATGCAGACGCCGGTCGTCTCGAGCCCGTCCGGCTCCTTCCAGGAGAGCACCACGTGCCACTGCTGGTACACGTTGGCCACTGGCTACACCGTGCCCAGATCGAACATGGTCTTCATGCCCATCACCATGCCACAACCTCGGCTACCAGCGGAAGGTGCCGTCGCCTGCCTCGTGGTGGTTACATCGCGTCCGACCGCCTACACGGGCGCGGTGTCAGTGGAACCTGACGTAGACGTCCAGGGGTCCGCTGGTGATTACCACGGGGGCAGCCTCGGGGACGGTAATGGCGTTGTCGTCTAGGGTGACCGCACCCGTGAGCGCGAGCAGCCGACCATCGGTGACGCTGGCGCCGTTGTTCGCAGTGATGGATGCCTGCGCGATGATGGTTCCCTTGAACGTCGTGGTCGTCCCCAGCGTCGCCGAACTCCCCACCTGCCAGAACACGTTGGCGGCCACGGCACCGTTGATCAGTGCCACCGCGGAGGCGCTGGCAGTGGTCAGCGTGCTGCCGATCTGGAAGACCCACGTGGCCCCAGGATCGCCAGCGGCATCCAGGGTCAGCGTGCCGGTGAGTTGCGCGCTCGAGGTGAAGTGGTAGTTGCCCGGTGGCAACGTCAGGCCACCCAGGTTCTGGCCGGTCAGATCGGTAGAGGGAGTCAGCGCCGCCAGCGCCACGAAGGCAACCGTGGCGTCGGTCTGCGCCGCCGCTGCTGCTGCGTCGGTGATGTGCTGCGTTCCGGTGACCGTTCCCGGCGGAAATCCTGTCACCGATGTACCGGGCGACAGCCCGAGATCCCCGGTGATAACGGATCCCCCCGTGTTCGTGATCGTGGATGCGGCCAGCACCCCGAAGTCTTGGGCGCGTCCCAGGATCGCCGCCGGCCCGACACTGGCGTTGGCCATCACAACCAGGAAGTCTTGTGGGGTCGTGCCGGCCTTCACCACCGAGATCGGGGGGGCGACAGATCCGGGCAGGGTGAAGGTGTAGGAGATCTGCACCGAATCCTGCAGCGACACGACTGGGGGGATGTTGCTGAACTCGTAGGTTCTGGGTCGAAACGACACCGGCAGGCGAATGTCCGGCGGGACCGTGGATTCGTGCAGCCCGATGGTGCCAGCCTGCCCACCTGTGAGCGCTAGCCCTGTGATGCGGACGAGGTTGTCGGCGATCTCTTTGACGATCGGTGTTCCGGTGAAAGGCATGTGCTACCCCTGCGTGTGGTGGACCTAGCGTAGCGTAGGACGTTCGAGATCGGGTAGTGTTTCCGCTCGAAAGGAGTTCGACATGGGGCTATCGGAGATGGATTACCTGGCGACAGACTGGAGGCGATGGTCGGACGGCCACCCGCTCAACCAGAAGCGCACGCAGGTGGCCGAGGTCGAGCGGCTGTTCGGTGGCGAGCGCGCTAGCGTCGAGTGACCGACCGCTGATAGTCTCCTGGGCGCAATGGCCGAGACCAAGCGAACGCTGCTGAAACGGATCGACCTCAACGTCAGGGCGCTGCTGTCGCTGTTTCCGGCCAAAATCAGGCTCCGATTCGGGAGACCTGAGACCCGACACGGATCACCGATAAGGACGACAACGATGAACACTCTCAAGGACAACCAGATCGCACCCGTGACGCTCGAGACGGACGATGTCGCCGGAAACCCCCTCACGGATGCCGTCTTCACGATCCCCCCGGGATGGCAGTCATCGGACCCCACGATCGTCACCGTCGAGGATGTGGCGCCCGACGGGCTCAGCGCCAAGGTGAACACGACCGGGAAGCTCGGTCAGGCGCAGATCACCGTCACGGGGACCGCCATCGACGGGCGTACGATCACTGGCATCGGCGACGTGTCGGTGGTAACCAGCGGCCCTGCGACGTTCAAGCTCAACTTCGGCACGCCCGTCGACAAGGCGTAGTCGGCCCCCGGCACTACGGGTTCTTCTGGGGCGAGGCGCCCTAGCTGCTGAACAGCAGCCACAGGAACAGCGCGCCCCCCCCGACTAGAAGCGCAGTACCCAGGGCGCCCGAGGCGCCCGAGAGCCAACCCAGCGGGTTGCTGTTGTTTGTGAAGTTGTCCTCGCCGGCCGCGAAGTCCGGTGCGGGCTTAGCCCGCACCTCCCAGTGGGTGTGGTTGGCCGAGCTCGTAACGCCGATCTGATCGCCGGCCACCACCTGCGCTCCCATCGGGGCCATCGAGGACGTAGCCGGCTCCAGATGCGCCAGCAAGTGGAACTTGCCGCTGTCATTCCCCTGGATAATGACGAACCATGGCCCATATCCCACGAAGGGGGCCACGGCCCCGTTACCCACGGCGACCACGCCCCCGCTCTCCGGGGCCACCACGGAGGTTCCAGCCGCGCCGGCAACATCGACCCCGGGATGGTTGCAGGGGTAGCCATGGACACCACAGGAGCCATCCGCTGGCGTCGTGCGCACCTCAAGCCACCCGCCGTGGTCTCCGATCTGGAGCGGGTAGATGGGCGGCTGAGGTCTACCGGGTTCGGGCGCCTCAGTCTCGACCGGCGTAGCCCCCAGTGCGCAGCGGCGGATGCGCGTGTACGTCATATCCCTAGTCCCTAGGCGGGTAGTAAGGCTCGCCGATGTCGTCTTCGATGAAGTGGACTTCTCGCCACTTGTCGGGCTTATACTCCGACTCCGTGACATCCGCGATCTCCATCGCGCCGACCAGATCGGCCCTGGCCAAGCTCACGAGTCCCTCTCTGCTGGCTGTGTCCAACTGCTCCTTGAACTGCTGGAGCGTCATTCCGTGGAATCGCGGATCGTGCTGAGCCTTTCGGTAGGCGGCCGAGATGAACACCTTGTGACCGACCCGACCCTGGATGCGCCGGTTGGGTCCCACCGATCCCGAGATGGCGGGCACGATGTCCTGCTTTATCACGCGAGCGAACTCCTCGATCGACATAGGGACCACCGCGATGGAAGTCGTGCGCACTGTCTTGGCGGCCGTCGCTCGAGTCCGCTTGGGAGACGCTGGGCATTCCCCGGAGCGAATGGGCGCACCGTTGGGGGCCGTCTCCAACCGGGCATACTGGCCATGCCGCGCACGAGCGTTCGCCAACGCCTCCCGTGAGGTACCACCCGCTTCCCAGTGGCGTTGGCCATGCACCAGAACGGCCCACAGAGCCTCGCCCGAAGGGTTTCGTGCCGGTGTTCCGCGGTGCCATGTCCGGCCCTCATCCCATGACAGATGACTCGCGTCATCGTCGAGTTCCGCCCTCATCTCCGGCAGCTTGTACTGGCCGAGTTCGGGGACGTCGAGGGTTCCCAAGCATGCCTGAGCTACCTCCTCGCCGAACTGGAACGCTTGGTCGCCCTCGGTTGCTCGCGTTGAACTGCGTCTGGGCTGAGCGTACCTGCGCGTCGCCAAGAACATCTGGGCCATCGGGTGCGCGCCCAGGTCGTTGATCTTGCCGATGCCCTCTGCAAACTCCTTGGCCGCCTTCATGGCAGAGGGATCGGTTGGCGGAGTGGCCTCCGCCCATGTCTTCCCATGGAGTCGCGGCGGTGGGTCCACGTTGGTGGCCCACTGGATGAAGGCGTGGCGCCAGATCGCGTCGGCCATCCCCTGGAGGATGTAGCCATCGAGTTCCTGCTCGTGGGTCATCGGCGCACCACGGTGAGGGGTGGAATGGGACACTCCGGGAATCTCTCCGTCAGAAGGGCCCGAATCGTCACGGCGAGGTCCAGCCCTTGCTCGTCGGGTACCACGGTAAGCCACACGGGCCAGTGCTCGTCGTTGACGTCCTCCAGGTAGATCTGCAGGTGTCTCTCATTGCACGTTCTATAGGCCGACGCCTCCAGACGAGGACGCGTCAGCAACCTGCGGACGACGGCGGCGCGGGCCTCCTCGTCGATGTCGACCTCATCCGAGGGCCGGAAGTTTTCCATCGCATGGCTCGGGCGGGGGATCGTCAGACGGTATGATTGCCTCGGCATGAAGGCCACGTTCACGTTCACACCTCCCGGGCGCGGTTGTCCTCGATGACGAGCTTCAGCCGGCACAGCGACGCCCCGGTGTGCACTGCGCCGGGAACATGCTTGGCGTCGCCGATCTCCCAGGCACACTCGAAGGCCTCGACCGAGAGGCGACCAAACGTTGCACGGACGAATTCCCGGACGTTCGGTGCCATGCGAAGGACGCGCCGAATCATCGGGTTCAGCGAGTTCGGCTCGTACTCGATCTTCTTGGCATCCCCCCGGATGGTCGAGTGCTTATGACACCGGGGGCAGATGATCTGTATCCGCATGGGCTCCCCGGGCAGGGCGTAGACATCCAGGGTCATCAATAGGTCCCCGAATACCACTACCACCTCCCGTTTGCCCGCAGTGAGGCGGCGGGTGGACTGGAGGCCCGTGTGGTTGGTCAGGCCGGTGGGGTCCGGGGCGTCCCCGGCCAACTGCACTACCTCGCGCTTTCCACTGGCAAGGGGCGACGATCCGCCCAGCATCTGCTGTACGCGGGGGTCGGATAGGTCGACGTGGAGACTTCGCGACATGTCCTACTCCGCCTTCCAGTCGCCACGCTCGATGCGATCGGCCATCGCGTTCACGGACATCTGCTTTACCTTGGCCCAGCGCACATCTTCGTTGAGCGCCTCGGCCTCCTTGATGACGTCGTCGAACTTCGCAGCCTCCTTGCGCAGATAGGAGACCACCTTGCCGATGACCGCTGATTCGACCTCGTTCGCCATGCCCTATGGTAGCCGGAGGGCGCCCAGATGGGGTAGCCTTTCCGCCCGAAAGGATTCGGTATCCCCGTGGCGGCGTGTCGGAGCGCGCGGCGACGGGGCCATCGAGCAACCGTAAACCGGCCTAGGCCCAGGCCAGAAAGCACATCATGAAGCAACAGAAACGGAAGGCACTGAAGTTGGACAAGACGACCATTCGATTTCTGAGTGAACTCGACAACGTCATCGGTGGACTAAGGCCGAATACGACCGAGACTGCTCACGCTGCGTCGCGACGCCACCCGATCGCTCGCCGAGCACCGCCCGTCGGTGGGTTTTACTCCGCTTTCTTCCGCCTGAGCAGCAGGAACGCCCCCACCGCCAGCCCCCCGATGAGCACGATCGTGGTGGTGCTGGGCCCGCTCTGCGCGGCCAGCGCAGCCTGAAGGTCACGGTTGCTCTGCGCTGCGGCGCCCTGCGCCTGCTGCGTCGCGCCGTAGATCTTGAGCGTGTCACCGGCTGCGGTCACGATGGTGTCCCACCAGTCGCCCACGCCGGAGTACCCGGTGCGACTGATGAGGTTGTTTCGCATGTACGCCATGGCGAGATCCTTTCAGCGACGGGACAGAAGGACAGCCGCCAACACGCCAGCACCGGCCAGGGCGAGCAGCGTGGTCGTGGACATGCCGCCGGATTGACCCGGCACGACCACCGGTGGCGCTGGTGGCGCAATGGCGGTGGTCAGCGCGCGGGTGAGGCTGTCCAGAAAGCTACCGCTACTGCTTGAAATCGCGCTGCTACCCGCCGGATGTGCCGGATCCGGATCGACCGCATAGCCCGGGGCCCGGTAAGTGGACCCGTCCGCGTTGAACGTCGTCAGGCCCCCGTCGGGGGTAGCGCAGTAGTTGCCGGGCTTGCGATAGGGATCGCCCGAGGGAATCTCCGAACACTGCGTGGAGTCCGAGAAGCCCCCCATGCCGAGGAGGCCACGATTGCGCGGCATCTGGTGGGACAAAGGGCGAAGGCGCTTGAAGTACATGGGGTCACTCCTTGGACCAGAGCCAGTATGCCAGATAGGCGAGGCCGCCCCAAAGCACGTACCGGGTCAACCCCGACGAGACATCCGTGGGCTGGGGTACAGACGACGGCGGCATGGCCACGGTGGGGACGATCGGAGGCGCAAACGGGGGCGACATGATGCCAGACGACGAGACCGTGGCCGTCACATCCCCCATGCCCCCACGGCGGACCATGAAGGAGGATCGCGGCGTCTTGCGCATGGCGTAGCTCACGACGACCCTTTGCGAAACAGCAGGAGGTAGGCAACCAGTGCGGCGCCGCCCGCGATGAAGACGTTCCGCATCGTGTTATCGCCCGCCGGCGCGGTCGCTACCTGTTCGCCCGTGTCGAGCGCGGGGATGGGCGGGATCGGAGGCGACACCGGTGCCGGCCCCATGGCCACGCCGACATTGCCCCCGCCCCGGCCTCCCGAAGAGGACGGAGATGACGAGGGCGGGACAGGGCGCGGCGGCGGTAGAATCGCTGGATCGATCGGCTGCGGACGAGGGGCCGGTCCAACGCCCGACCCGACCCCCGATACGGTGTATGCGGGAGGCGGCTGCGGCGTCACATTGGCGGACGTCGTGAATGAACTGTACGTGGCCCCGGGGTCGAAGCCAATCTTGTAGATGCCACCCCCCGCCCCGGCCCCGGGAGATGCACCACCACCCCCGGCGCCCCCGGGATCCATCGCCACCAAGCCCAGGGCGCCTCGCGCGATTCGAGCCATCGCGCGATCTCTGGCCCGGGTCGCCTGGATCCGTCGCGCCTGTTGGGCTTGGCGCCTGGGCGAGTTGTCGGCCGAAGCGATGGCCCGCACGCCGCGCGTCGCGCGGTCCGGATCCCGCATGTACGACATCAGTGGTGGCCCCCATGGTGTCCGCCGTGATGACCGCCGCCATGATGGCGCCGCCCGCCCCTGCCGACGAGACCGCCCCACGATGGCCCCCAGCCCCAGGGGCCGTAGGAATCGTAGCTGTCATCAGGCTGGATGATGACAACGGGTGGCACGATGGCGCTGGCCCCGACCTGGGATGCATCGGTTGCCGCGGCGATGTCAGCCGCCGATGCGTCGGTACCCGAGGATGCCGGTGTGGCCGCCGTGACGGCGGCGGTCGAGGCCACCGTCGAGGCCTGCGCGTTCTTCTTGTAGAAGTAGTAGCCGGCAGCAGCAGCGCCACCCAGAAGCAATAGCGTTGAAGTCTTCATGGGTTACCTTCTTCCAAGTTGGTAGCCGATCCAGATCGGGATGCCGACCGCCGCGAGAACGGCAACCGGATACACCCACTTGTTCTGCTGAGCGTAGACGTAGCCGCGCAGCACGGGGAGGACGTTCTGGATCCAGGGCGTCCCGAGTCCCGCCGCCGTCTCGGCGCAGATACCTACCGGCTGGCCCCGGTCGATGGCCTGGAGCTGCTGGATCCGGCAGACAACCTCGGGCATGGCCGGATCGCTGGCGACGTCGAGCACCGTGCCGATGGTGCCGACGACATCCCCCATGGCCTGGAAGGGAAGGCGCCTACGGTAACGCTCGTAACTCATATGTATTTTCGTGGAGCCCGCCTGAGGTCGCCCGTCGCTGGGTCGACGCCTTTTCCGGGGTTTGAGGTTCGACGTGGGGAAAGGAAAGAACACCACGTCGCTCTCGTCACGCCGACTTGCATCGACGAGCGGCCTCAGGCGGGCTCGATCACGACCTCCCCTTCTTCTCGAGGATCTGCTTGACGCCGAGCTTTTCCCACGCAAACCACGCCAAGGCCGCCAGGCCGCCAGCCTTCAGCCAGAAGCCATAGTCCGTGCAGGCCCCGGCCTCAATGCACGCCTTCTCCTCCTGATCCTTGGCCACGTCCGCCGCGCTTCTGATGGCAGTCGTGGTCACCAAAAGGAGCCCGCCGACGATGAGCACCGGCCACAGCCATGGGTGCCCACCTGCACTCAGGAAGCCGCCGGTCGGCGACGGGCTCGAAAGCATGGAGGGCCCGGCCAGCGCGATCTGGGCCAACTGGACCGCGCCGGCGGGGTTGACCGACAGATCGGCGACGGGCAACGTCTGTCCCGGCATGAGCGCGGCCAGGAGCGCAGAGAGCTTGCTGGCGAGATCCTGCTCGACGGCCATATCCCGCTGCGACACAACGCGCTGCGCGTACGCCAGTGGTTTCCGTACCCTGGCGGTCCCGGCCAGCACCCGATCGTTCAGCGTCCGGTACTTGAGCCACGAAGCTAGACTGCCCCGCATCCGAGCGAGCTCGGCGGCTGCCTTCTGGACCTCGACTGCGGTGATGCCTGTCATCGCTTGCGCTCCATGAGCCACCATACCGCCAGGAGTCCGCCTGCCAGGACCAGCGTGCCAGTGGAAAGTCCGGTGTCGGAACCGGCAGTCGTGGCGCTGGTGGCCGGCGGGATGCCCAGCGAGTCGGCGAACGCCTGCAGCGTCTGGGTCACCTCCGCTAGGTGGGATGTCACGAAGGCGACCGGGTCGGCATAGCCAGCGTTGGCGGCAGCGACGGCCTGCTGTGACCCGGCATCGTGGAACTGGTTGTAGGCATCGGTCGCGCGACGCTGGTAGATCGTCAGGGCGACCGTGGCGAGACCGACGCCGATCGGCATGAGCGAGATCCCGTACACGGCGACCGGCGCGGTGAAGGGGGTCGTCACGAACTGGTAGGCCGAGGGTGCACCGGGGCCGAATCGATTCACCTGAGCAACCAGATCAGCCGACGTGACATCCGCTGCGACGTCGCCCATGGCTCCGCGACGCCTGTAGGGCCTAAGCCCGTGCGCGCGCTGCCATGCAGCGAAGTCGCGTGGCGCCATGTACGACATCAGAGGTTGACGATACGGAAGCCCGGGAAGTCGACGTGAAGCGTGCCCTGCGTCGGTGCGACGGTCGAGCCGTTGAAGGTGATGGCTTGGTAGATCGGCACGAAATTCAGCGTGGCGTTGGGTGCCCACTGCACGGGCGAGGGCAGGGGCACCACGTTGTCCGGCCTCGAGAACAGGGGGCCGCGCGGCGCGTTCTGGAACTGCCGCTGCGAGCCACCGTCCACGATCTCGTACTGCAGATCAATGATGTCGGTGTCGACCACCTGGTCGGGCAGGGGGAAGGTCGCGACCGGGCGCCACCGCCCGAAGTTGCTGGCGTTGTCGGGTGCGCTGGGGAACCAGAGGACCAGGGGGTAGTGCGTCTGGATGAACGGGCCGTCCTGCGACACCGTGATGATGACCGGTGTTGCTCGCTTGCCCAGATCGGAGATGGTGAACGTCACCTCGCCCGACAGCGTGGACTCGATCCACCTGCCGGGAATCTTGTTGATCTCATCCCAGACCGTGTCGGGCCTGGCCTGGAGGCTGTTCACCGTCGCGACGAGCTGGTTGACGGTGTTCTGGAGATTGGCGATCGCGGCCTTGTGTGAGGCGAGGGCAGTGTTGTGGATCCTGACCAGCGCTGCGGCGTTCGAGTCCATGTCGCTCTCCCTTGCGGGGTGTCGCCCGGCTCACGCCGGGGTGTCTCGCCAGGGAAGCCCTGGCGGTGGCGAACTCGGTAATTGGGGCCCGGCGAGCCGGTCGGGGCCGGTCGGGCGGCGCGCCGCCTTTTTACTGGACGTCGCGAGTCTGTAAACCGTCGAGCATGAACAGAATGTTCAGAATGTCGTCGGTGTCGGCCGCGTTGAGGCCGTTGAGGGCGCTCGTCGTGCCGATCGCAAAGAAGTCCGCCTGGGCGGCGAAGTTCTGGCGGACGGGCACGATGATCGGCCTCGCGAGCTTCAGGATCGACGCCTGCTCCGGAGTGCCGTGCGAGAAGATCGACGCGGTGGAGTCGAAGCCCCACACGCCGCCGCCCGCCGGGTAGTACCAGCAAGGTGCTTGAAACATTGGCTTTGTGCCAACGACCAGCGTCCAGAACAACTGCGACGTCACGTTCAGGTAGTTGTCGCGACGGTTCGGGCCGTCGAAGAACATGAAGCAGCGCAGCGCCAGGATCACGTAGGTCTGATCCGACGCGAGCTGGCCGGCGGTCTGGAGGTTGGTCAGCGCCAGGTTGCCGATGTTGGCGTTCCCAAAGAGCTTGGTGCTATTCACGATGGGGTTGGCTGGCGCGCCGGTGGAGCGCACCAGGGTGTCCCACAGCGGCTGGTGCAGCCGCTCGCGGTATCCGTGGAGACGAGGCATCGAAGGAGTCCTTTGGTTTCGTTTGATTCGGCGACGTTGGAGGAATTTCCGCTGTCAACCTGGCTGGGACCGCCAGCCACAACTCGTGAACTCGGTGTTCGATCTCGTGAACTCGTCTCCTACCGGCGCCCCGCGCGGCGCGCCTTCGATCAGCCCCCGCCGCCGAACTTCCCGCCGAAGATGCCCGCGTACAGATCCGCGGGGTTGTCGTACGCGTTGGTCACGCCGGGGATCGGCTTGGTGAACGACCGGGCCGGGATGGGCGAGATGAACTGTTGGGAAGGGACCGGCTTCAGCATGCCCTGGGACCCGCTGACCGGTCCCGGCATGCCGCCAAGGAGCACGTTGCCGAGTTCCTCGTCAACCCCCAGTTCCTCCTCAGCGCCCATGCCCAGATCCTGCTCCACGCCATCGCTGCCGACCGCGATATAGTCGGACATGGTGATCCGGTCGTTCAGCGGGGGCGCGCCGCCGACCGCCACGTAGTCACCCATGTTGACGTAGTCGCCGACCGCCGACTGGATGCTGGCCGGGGCGAAGGCCGTCCATAGGGACGCCAGGAACTGAAACCGCGCCCCCATCACGGCCTCCTCGCGGTACTTCGACAGCGCGCCCACCTTCTTGGTGAGGAACTCCGTCAGCAGCATCGACCCGAGCGAGAGGACCGGCCCCTGGAGTGTCCCCAGTGAAGACACCACCGGGAGCATCGGACCGATCTTGTTCACCGCCATCCGGTTGCCCAGGAAGCTCAGGGCAAGCGGGATCACTCGCCTGATCCCGCTGAAAATGTCGCCCAGCCCGGGGTTCCGACGATACCGGCGGTAGGACCTCCGGCGCCCGCGCCGGTGCGACCGGCGGCGGTGATGCGAACGCCGCCGCCTGCGCCGCACGGTGTACCCACGCCGGTGCGACCGCCTCCGCTTCCTGCGCCGACGCCCGGGGTTCATCCGGGCGGTAGCGGCATCCGGGCCCAGCATCATGTGCATGCGCGAGGCCCGGCGCGACCGGCGACGACGCCGGGTCATCTTGCGCCGCATGCGGGTACGGCGCGTTCGCCCGCCGCCGAGCACGGTACGACGGCGCGACCGGCGCATGCGCCGACGCTTCTTGTTGTGACGCACCTTCCTGGCGCGACCACGGCGCTTGCCCGTACGGCGGCGCGCGCGCCGACGCTTGGTGCGACCCAGGGCGCCGGCCTTGCCAGCGGCCTTGCGGGCCCTCCAGTACCGCTTCATGGCGGCGCTTCGCTTCCGTGACCCTTTGGCCATTGACTTGCTCCTGGGGCTGCGGTTCTTGCGGCTGCGCCAGCCCTTGAGCGCCGCCCGTCGCCGTTTCTTGACCGCCCACGGGTGGGCGTTGCCGGCGCGGCGCCGCCGGGCTGGATTCCTGCGATGCTTCGCCCAGTAGTTCCTCAGCCCCTTGGGCATGCGGTGGCGCCGCCGAGTGCGGGTACCGTGCTTCGCCCAGTAGCGGGCGAGCGCGGCGGGCTGGCGTCCCTTGCGCTTGTGATGTGGCGGCCGATCGGGCGCGCCGTACCGGGGGCGGCGGCGTTTGCGGGCGGGGTTTTTCTTGCCGCGCCGCCGCCGCGCCTGCCGACGCTCCCACGCGTCCTTTGCCGCGATCGGCATGTAGCCGTCCTTCTCGAGGCGACGAATGAAGGCTTCCTGGGTCGTCGGGCGCAGGCGATGCGTACCATGCGGACCCCGCCGCGCTCGTCGCCGCGCCGGATTGCTCACCGCCGCGCGGCCACGGATTCGCAGACCGCGCCGCCTGCCGTTGACGAAGAGGATGGGCACGAGATCGACACCGCGCGCATCCCCAACTTAAGTCAACCCCCTATTTGCAATTTCTGGTTGGCTGGACCTTCTGATAGCCTGTTCTGGCATCCCGCTGCCCCGGATGCCCAGGTCGCCGGAGGGGAGCCCGCAAGGGCGGCGCTGGCGCCGCTATGACTTACTGGCCGCCTCTCTGGCCTCTCTCACCGCCACCATGAGGCTGTCATCCTCCTCCACTGGAAGCCGGATGATCCCGGATCCGGGTGGCGGGGTCATGTGGTCGAGCTCGGTGCCCAGCCGGTCCGCGGATCTGCCCACGAGTAAGCACGAGTCGATCGCCCGTAGGCACGCCGACTCCACCTGCGCATTCACGATGCCGCTACCCTCGGGAAACTTCCTTCGTGCCATTTGAGCTATCTCCTTCAGTGTGGGGTCCGGCGCGGCCGGATCAGATAGTCATAGATCTTGTCCATGACCGCAGCAACCTTGCTGTTGGAGGCCTCAGCCGCCTTGGCGACGCCCTCCATGTTCTCGGCATACTCGCGCCGCGCGAGCGCCTCGTTCTCGCGAGCCTCCTTGTAGAGGGTCTCGAGGGTGGAGTGGTACTTCGTCTCGTACTCGGCACGGAGGTCCACCTGGAAGCGCTCGAGCCGTACGCGCTCCGCCGCCCATGCTTCGCGCTCCCTGGACCAGTTTTCGCGCTCCTTGCTGTGATCCTCGGCCCGCTTCGAGTAGTAGCGGAACAGGTAGGCGATCACGCCCGCGAGCGCCAGGACCGCAGCGATGAGCAGCGGAATCAGCGAGGCGGGGACGGCGGGCTCGGCGACAACAGGCATGGCGTCATCCATCGATTCCGCGCGCGTACACGCCCAGCGCCCCGCCCCACATCATGGCCAGCACTGTCCTCCTGGACTGGATGACCAGGAGGCACTTCCCGTCCGGGGTGGTGTAGAGATCGGGTAGGGGATCTCGCCCCTCGCCCTCTTGTTCTTCTCCATCGAGATCCTCGTAGCAGAAGCCAAGGCAATGCCCCAACCGAGTCAGAGCTGGGGCGTCGACGAACTCGCGTGGCACATCTACCTCGGGGCCCTCGGCATCCCCTGGCCCGGGTAGGTAGCAGGTCACGCCCGCGTCGTGGTCGTGGATGTAGTTGACCGGCTTGCTCGGTTTCTTGAGCGTCTCTGGGTCGACTTTTCCCGAGCGATAGCAGACGAACTTCATCGCGCCGGCCTGATACACCCGCTCCGGGATGCAGAATGACGCCGGAAACTCGCCGATCTGCTGGGGATCGTAGCGGTGAAACTCCCTGTATTTGGCCACCGCTTGTTTGGCGTCGTCTCTGCGAGCCGACGCGCGCGGTGCCTTCAGAAACGCCCTGGAGGCAGGCCGGCTCATCGGAACTTGGGCTCCACGACCTTAGTCCAGAGCCAGTAGGCACCGAAGGCCAGGGCGCCCCACTTCACCACGTTGTAGATGTCCTGGAGGTGATCCACGACGGTCAGGGCGTCCTCGCCTATCTGGAGCACGGTTCCGATCACCGCCTTGGCCACCGTCCATGCTCTGTCGAATGCCGACTGAAACGCGGCCAGCGCGCCGACCCACCATGGCGTGATGCAACCGATCACCATCGCCGTGGTCATCGCGTTCGACGCCGCACCCAGCGAGTCCGTTACCCAGCGCTTGAAGCCTGCGGCGTTGATCGATCGAGTCCCTTGTGCGTCGGCCTGATTTGCGGCCTGTAGGTAGTCGAGCGCTCTCTTACCCGCGTTAGCCAGATCATCCGTCGCCCGCATGACGCTGTCCTGGGATGCGTTCGGTTCGCTCGCTGCCCGGTCGATCAGCGCTTGGGCCTGGGTGATCGTCGCCATGACCGAGCCGACGATCGACCGGATGTCGCTCGCCGTGTAGAAGCCCGTGGGTTGCCAGTTCTGGGCGAGGTCGTTCACCTTGGCGTCAAAGGACGCCGTGGCATCGTTGGCCTGGTTCAGGCAGCCCTGTGTCACGGACGGCGCCTCAGACTGTGTATTGTCCTTGTAGAGAAGGACCCCCGAGACCGGATCGTAGATATCGTCGCCGAGCGACCGTCGCCTAACGTAGCGGCGCGGTGGCGCCTTCCTGAGGTAGGTCATCGAAGTGCCCTCCATGCGACGTACGCGATGGTCGCGTAGGCGATGAGCGTGGTTGGGTCCCAGGAACCATCGGCACCGCCCAGGCTGGCGATCCGGCCCTGCGGAAGGAAGCCGGTGCCGACCTTCCGGGCGGAGGCCGGCAGTTTCCAGGCTGCGCGCTCAGCCGGCGTGCCGATTTCGCCCACCGCTCGAGGGACGGGCGGCGATCCGGCGTGGGTTCCGCCGACGC